GGTTTCTATTTTACAATTGGGGTAAGTGCAGTTGTTGTTTAATCTGCAACTCTCACCTTCTCTTTTGATGTGCTTACACCTTTTGTTGGTGTCAACTATCTTGCGCAGTTTACTTGACATAATGTTCATTTAAAGACACAAAACCCTATCGTTCTGTATCATCTTTGGTTTTAAAGGTTTCATCATAAAGACCTAACTCTTGGTCTCGTTTCATTATTTCAGCAAGTAACCTTGCTCTTCTTTTTGGTATTAACCAATTAAGAAATTTATTCCAATACCTTCTCATCTCTATTTAAATCTAAGTGCACCTTCTACTTCTATAAACTCTTGACCACAACTATCACATACAATGTTTAGGTGTTGGTTTTGTAAGAGCGTAGTATTCATACAGTTAGGACAAGGAGTCTCCGTATGTACCCACTGTTTAGCAGCTGTTTCATTGAGCTGTTTTGTATAGTTTTCATAAGAGCCATACTTTTCTTGTACTTCTCTCATAAATATTTCTTTCATTCTTCCCATAATTTTAGTCTAAAGGATTATAATATTTAATTTTGTTCTTATCAAATGTCTTCAATGCATTCTTAACCCATCTTTCATCTGCAGTTCCTTTATAACAAAGAATATGACATGTAGATTTTTCTGTAGGATTAAGTCTAAGTAAACGTCCAATACGTTGTGCGGTCTTAGTTTCATTACCATATGTATGCATAATAATACCTTGTTTTAAGTTAGGTATAGTAACACCCTCTGATAACTGTAATACACAAGATAATTGATTGATGCGGCCATCAGAAAACAATTGTAGATTATCTTCTGAGTTTGGATTTGATGAATGAAATGAGTGTTTAGAAACTCTATCTGCTTGTGCTTGAGTATTTGCAAAGACAATACATTTAGATTTTATATTACCTAATATAGACTTTACATAAGCTTCTTTGCTTGTATAGTCCATAAGAGCTCTCATTCTCATAATAGCAGAAAACTGTTTTTGCTTTGGTGTAACTGCATCATTAAATCTACTTTCTACATACATGTAATCTTTATACTCTGATGTGTACCATTGACCACCTTTCTTATTCTTTTTTTTATAAGTAGGTGTCTTAGCTAATAAAAGCTCATGCACAACTATTTGATAATCATTAAGAATATTACTATCAGTAGCTTCATCAACAGTAAACCTATAACGTATAGGACAATACTGTGATACCATCTCATATTTTTCTGTTCCTTTACGTACTGGTGGTGTACCAGTTAACCCTAGTATCTTACCTTTAAAGTTAGATAAAAATGGTTTATGATTATGTAATAAACTATGACACTCATCTAAATATACAAGTTGATAATCTGCAGGATCATGTTTGTTTATAGATAAGTAAGTTGTAAAGGTTAAATGAGATTCTAAGTTTGATAGATTCATTTTTTTTAGTTCTGCAATCCAAGAATCTTTTATAGATAATTTTGGTATTACTACTAATGCTTTTATAAAAGGATCATAATTTCTCTGAAAGTGTTGTATTGCTATTCTAGTTTTACCTACACCCATTGATATACCTAATCCACATCTTTTATGTTGTACTGCTATTGATAATGCATCTGCTTGCACTACTTCTCTATGTTTCATAAAAATTCTATTAATATTAGAACAGAACCTACAACACATATACCTATAAAGGCTATGGCAAAAACTATAAAACTATGTTTATATTGGTTTTTTGTTCTACCCTGTCCAGGTGATTCATATTTTCTTAAATATTCTTTTCCATTGTTTGCAAAGTGATTCATGATTTTTTAGTTTTATAAAGGTGCACCCTACAGGACTTGAACCTGTGACCTTTTCATTATGAGTGAATTGCTCTAACCAACTGAGCTAAGAGTGCTGGTAGCCGGAATGGGACTTGAACCCATACGAGCATTAATGCTCAACAGATTTTAAGTCTGTCATGTCTACCAATTTCATCATCCGGCCATCAGTGATCCCACAAGGACTTGAACCTTGAACCTACAGCTTAGAAGGCTGTTGCTCTATCCAATTGAGCTATAGGACCTAATGTGAAGTAACAAATTTAAATTCTTTTAATAGAGAATCCTAATTCAATTGCTTCTTTTGGATGTTCCTCAATATACATGTGACATTGCCTACATACAGACAACCATGTACTTACTTTTAAATGATTTTCACCCCTCCCTTGTTTATGATGAACATCAGTTGATGCTCCTGTACAACAAGGTAAAGCGGCTTGACACATTGGATTCTCTTCCATAAACTTTCTTCTAAGTTTACTGTAAGCTGAATCTAATGCTACCATCATTTTTGATTTTTTATTAATGGGTTTCCTTTGTAATGGTTTTTTAACTTCTTTTGATTTATACCAGCAACTTTTGCAATAACGGCTTCCTTTATCATTTTTCCAGATAAATTGTTCCGTATTGCAATTGTTACATAGTTTCTTTTTCTGCTTAATCATTTTAACGTAAGATAATTTCTAGGCAGTAGCCCTTTCTTCATATAAAACAAGATTAAATCTTCATATTTTATTCCAAGATCTTTAAAACTAATCTTGTTAATAACAGTAGGATCTGTCTCATCTATAGGAAACGCTGCAAGAGCACGACCAAGTGGTGTTCCTGTAAATATACTAAATATTGGCTGAACTTTCTTAGCAGTTATAACTTGTTTCCAAGCATTAACTTCTCTTTGTCCTCTTTGCCATACTTTTTTTATTCTTCTTGCTTTGTCCCAATGAAGTTTACTCCTTTCTTCTGGAGTATATACATTAAGTCCATGTAACACTCTTTTAAATAAAAAGTGTTGTGTGGGATTAAGTTTAGTGTAATCAAGGCACTGAGCCATGATTTCAGGTTGTAATTGATATTCACTTAGTATACCTAAATACTCATAACGTGACTTACGTTTCTCAATCTCATTAATTTGTCTTTCAATTCTAAGGATTTCTTTTTGTTCATTAGTTAGCATGTTTTAAAGTGTGTTTATAAAGGTGAAAAATAAAAAGGGCTAGTATTTCTACCAGCCCCTTTTGATAAGTGTACTACGCTATATTACTATAGCTCAAATGTAGAGTCTTCTAGCTCTACTACTTCTTCTGATTCAACATCTACTTCTGAAGCTTGTACTTCATTGATAGAATCTTCTAAGTCTATTTGGTTATCATCATCAGTTCCAAATGCTTCTTCTGCTGTAACAGTTAACTTTGGTTGATTAGATTCTTCATACTGTAATGCATTAGCTTCTTTAATTGCATCACCATTGTTGTGTGCTATTAATGTATCTTTTGCATTGATATCTGATAAAAAGACTGTTTTCCTATAAATAGGTTGTCCATCTTGACAGCAAATAATTCCTGTTTTACCAGCAATTTTAAGGTCACGGTCTGGATCTTTCTTGTTAAATGGCTCTAAAGACTCATTTATTACAATCTTACCATCCATCTCAGTTAGGTCTGCAAGACCCATAGCTTGAAGGTTTTCTACTTTACCATGTAATAGTGTTGATACGGGTTTTCTGTCTACCCATCCTGTGTTGCCAAAGATAATTCTTTGTTGTTCTAGTCTTACATGACCAAATTCTGAATTGTTTTGAGATACACGGATTACGTTCCCTAAATCATCAGGGATAATTTGAACTTTGTTATTCATTTTTAAATTATTAAAGGTTAAACTTTTAGATGTCATCTGGATGAAAATAATCATCTTCTAACTTTTCTAAAGGATCAATGTCAAAAAGACTTGGCTCAAACTCTTGTTCATTAACAAGTTCTTTAGCTACTCTCTTTGATTCTTTGTCTCCTTTAGCAAATAAGTTATAAAAAGGATTATTACACTCAAGACTATATGCTGAACTTAAACCATTAAGCTCGTTAACCTCTGTATCATTCAGTTCAAGAAACTGTTCTACAGATAATTCAATTATACGTCCATTTGGTAACTGGTATATCATTTTGTTTTACAATTATTGTAAAAGTATGAATATAAATGCTACTATAGAAGTATAATTAAGAGATTAATGATGTTGTTCTGCAAATAATTAGCAGTATATAGCTAACTATTTTATTTTAATGTGATTATTCTACCATTTCTTGTTAAATATTTCTTGTTTTTTAGTTCAGAGATAAGATATGATATACTTCTTACTGATTTATTGCAGTGATCTGCTAGTGTATTTATTGAAGGAAAACACTCTCTATTTTTATCAGCGTATGTACATAATAAACTATATAAACCTTTTGCTTGAATACTTAGCTCAGGATCTTGTAAAACTTCTTGACTCACTATACCAAAACGTTTAGTATACGACATGATGTTCAAGAATTAATCTTATAGCAGATATAGATGTTTTTGCATCTGCTAAATTTGTACTTCTCATTAAGTACTTTTTATTCATATAACTACCGAAGCTATGAACTTGTCTAGAATACATTCTCTTCAACGTTCCCCACTTCTTTATCTCCTCTCTGAGTAGAGGCTTGCTTATCTTTGCCATTGTTTAAATTTTTAAAGTATAATATATCTTCTTTGTTTACTTTTTGTAAACCAATAGAGTGTACAGTATCTTCATGTTCTTGTAGCTCATTTTTATCATTGTGATATAAATAAACTACTTTAAACTGACCATTATAAGCGTTATATGAACTACCCCAACTTGTATCATCTACAATTCTGGCATAAACCTTATCTGTATCTTTACATATAAGACCCATTTCTTTAAGGGTATCATAATTAAAGTATTTTCTTAGATGATAGTCCTGTATATCAGCCTTTACATAGTCATTCCTATTAATAGGCTCATATGGTTCATCAGAACTAAGCAAATCAAGTACTAATTCCATCTGTTCATCTTGTAGATTTGCTAGTATAGCTTTAATTGCATGGTTATAATTGATATGTGTTTTATTATCAAAACATTTTTTAAATATATTCTCTACTGTTTTATTGCTGACTTTAGCCATGTTAAATAAAAATTAGTGTTTAGAAAAATAACTTGCCTATTATAAGCTTGCGTCTGTTAAAGAACAAGTTACTTTTACATCACCTAAACATAAGTTATGGCAATATATTGCAGTTTTTACTTATAGTAATATACTCTATTAGAATACTGGTACTGTTAGTATGCAATATGCTGCACTTATTAATTGTATAAAGATTTAGCTATGTAAACCTCTTTCTTCTTATCACATTTGAATGTAACTGAATTACAAAATTCATTACTGTTTGCGTTCTCACGTATGATAGATTTAAATCTTTTGAGAATCATTCTCATAGATTCTACCAACTTGATGTTTTCATAGTGACTTAGTGGCACAAATGATGGCATAACTATACTATGCTTTATACATAACCAGCTATGATCAAACATTAATTCAGTACTATTATCTAAGATTGATTTAGGAGAATCAATCCCAACAGTATATTTTCCTTTCTCTGTGATCTTACTATGAAATCTTTGTAAGTACTTTGGATTATCCGCAGTTATACTTACATCAATACGTGAATAATCACCTTGAAAATTATATTCAAATGCTATATGACCATCATAGTAGCTATTATGTGTACGTAAATATTGGTTATCACCATTCTTTCCGTAAACAATACTACCTCTGTGGCCTTTACATACTACACCTCTTTCAAGTTTAAGTATGTTTAGTTCATATGATTGACTTTTTCCTACATGAGTCTTTGTTTTTCTAGCGTCTATTAATTGTTTAACTAATTTCTCCATGACACTTCAAACATTACAAAGGGAAGGATAATTGCTACACGGTCTCTTTGCCATGCTATACCTAAGCCTATAAATTCAGCAAAGGTTACGTGAAAACTAAATTTTGGTCTATACATAAAATTGGTTTTTAAAGATTATTTAATTCTATTATTTTTGGTTTAAGACCATAACATTTTGCAACGATGGTCTTTCTATCTGTTTTTTCTATTGCATAATCTAAAGATGGAGTAATATATTCTAGTCCATCTAAGTAATAGCTGTAAGTACATTCTTGATCTTCCATAATCTAATTGTTTGAAGTAAAGATATGTAACAGGTAGAGTTTATACAACCCTACCTGATAAATTTAACAGTGTAATGCAACATACTTCATGTAAGATACATCATCATACTTGGGTTCTCCAACAGTGATATACTCTTCATGTGACGCTACTTCACGTAACGATTCATCAGATTCTAAAGCTTCATTAAGCTCTACAATACTGATTGCTTCTAACTTATCTGTATTGACACGTTGTATATCTCCGTAATTGTCACGGATTATAGTATTATTAGTGTCTTGAAAGTGTGTTAGTACAACTTGACCCTTGTACTTAGCAAATCTGCCTGGGTTTTTTACATATATTCTCATGATGTTTAGGTATTATTAGGTTCTTCTTTTAGGATTAATGGTATATATAACGATGCAACTCCAATAATGAAGAGTAATACTGCACTAGCAGTATCTCCATTTGTTGATGCATCATGTCCTGCTCTAAAGCAGTTGAATGCTACAAATATTGTTAATAGCACTACTAAGATTCTTGTTAGCATGATGTTTTTGTTTTAAGGTGAAAAAATAAAGAGCATGGTTACCTCTTAACGACCGTTTACCCGGTTGACGGTGACTGTTACATATCCCACAGACAAGACAAATACACAATTCAGGGATGTCAAACCCAACGGCCCTACTTTGACCTAACGTGTACGAAGATAAGCTGACAGGCTATTCCTCTAAGTGTACATAGTGACACCTAACACTCCCGCTAGCTTCACGGGTATTATCTTAAATACGTTTGTAGTAATCATCTGCTACTATATAAGCAGGTACCCATCCAAATATTACTGACATGCCAATGGTTGCACCATGAGCAAAGCATTCTTTGAATGTCCAAGTATCTTCTAGATACCATACGATTGTATTAAATATTAGTACTGTTATTATAAACGTGCTTACGCTTACCAGCATTGTTTTGGTTTTAATCATAACGATTTAGTACGATGCTCTCCAGCTTTTAGTTTAAATCTTCATTAAGTTTTTTTAGTAGATAAAGAAACTCTTTCTTTCTACCATCACGAACAGTTCTATCATTATAGAAGTCACCATAAGGATAGTCATCATGGATCATATTTAATAAGTCCATGGAATTACTAAACAACCATTTAGTATATTCAGGACAAGAAGTTATACTAAATAACCTACATAGTCCCATGGTATGGTTATTAAATGTTTCAGCATCACTGTAAAGATAAGTATAACCTTTGTGGTCAGTTACAAGACCTAAGACTGATTCAGAGTCTCCTCCATATCTAGTATATTTTTTGGTCAGTATAACGTTTTCTTTGAATAAATTCATAATGTAATAGTACAATGCTCTACAGCTTTAGGTGAGTTCAATATTGCGGGTAATATAATACTACTCTTTATATAGATACATAGAGAGAAGAACATAATACACAATGCAATTATAATTAGAGTGCTTGTTGAGTGCACGTAACTATTATAGCTATATTTATATTATACTGTGTGACTGCAATTATGATGAACATACAACCAATGATTATGGCATATATGGTCACATCTTTACAACTTAACACACAAACAAATAAAATAAACACAGTTCCTGGTAACTTTCAACGCCAGCCAGGTAGTTTAAGCGTAAACTGTGTAATCATATGGGTAACATGCACATCACGCCTGGAATGGACGTAACAATGCATGTCAATCATATAGTGCAAACCCTTGCGGGCAAGCTGTGCATCTATTCAGATGCAACAGCTTCTACCCAGTAGAGATTACGAAGTGGATCACCAGTTTCAATATTACGCACAGGTGCGTCAGTATTGATGGTGAAACCTTTAATCTCTGTTCCAGGCTTAGTTGCCTTGAGCTTCTTCACCATTGGGTGATTAGAAGTCATGGTCTTTTTGGTCTTTGGATCAACAAAGTTAAGCTGACCTGATACAATAGTATCTTGGTCACGGACTGTCACGTCAAAGCCAAGGAAGTTGGTTTCTGACTGTGTCAGTGGTTTAGATGTGACATAAATGGTCACGTTCTTAGTGTTCTCATTGATTCTCATCTTGCGGAAATAAACTGAATTGTTTGACATTTGTTAAAAATTTAAGTTATACATTATGGTGGGGTACACCACCGTCAATTAATTGGAGGGGAGCCGTAGCCTATGACATCTTGAAAATGCCATACACAAAACTTTTGCAGGGCCGGGGGGGCAGAGGACTAAATAATATATATAGTTTATGGACTCAGAAATTAAAAATTAAAAAAATTATTTTTTGTTTCACTCTTTTTTTAGTGCATTGCCCGTATGTTAATTGTCATCTCTCTGGTAATTCTGTTTTAGTATAATAATTTAATTTTGTATATTGATTATATAAACTACACACATGGATGATAACTATGATGACTTTGATGATGATATCTTTGCAGGGATGTCTGAGATAGAAAAAATAGAAGAAGAGGATGCACTAATGGAACAGGCATTTAATAATTCTTTTAGAATAATCACAGAAGAAATAAGTTTCTCAGATTTAATTGAGGAAAGAGCAAATGATAATAAAATGTTTTCTTATACTGCTGTAGCTCATAACACAGATGATGGACCTTCAAACACAGATTTAGAAAACATAATTATATACTTTCAAGAAAAAGAGGAGTATGAGAAGTGTGCAGCCATTCATAAAATACTTACAGCATGATTAAGAGAATAGCCGTAGTATTGTGTATTCTAATTACCAGTATTGCATTTAGTCAAGAGTGTAGCCCATTTTCCAAACCTCATCACTACAAGTTAGATAAGAATAAGTCAGCATCCATTGGTTATGTAGCTTGTCTTCATGCAAGAGGTGTGGTGGCAGAAGTTGGATATGACAAGATGTTTCTTGGGATATTAGCAATGGGTAAAGGTCACCATGGTGCAACTTATACATTTTTACAGTATGAGGTACCTTTTGGTAGATCTAGACTGTATGGTGGTCCAGCTTACAGGTTGAATCATAACCCAACTTTAATTATGGGTAGAGTAGGCGCAGATCTTAAAATATATAAGAGGTTGTGGGCAACCGCAGGCGTTCTTCAAATAAATCGTAATCTAAACTATTTACACGTAGGATTAAAAATCCAATTATAAATAAGTGCGTTAAACTTCTTTTATTTAAACTTTTTGGTTATATTTGTTGGAATAACATTTAAAACCAAATAAAATGTCAAAGGAAAATCAAGAAGAAGTTCAACTTTCAAAGGAGGAACTACAAGCACGTAGATTAGAGATTACTAATTTCTACAAAGAAAACATTAAGCATCTTAAAGTTCAGAAAGAGTATGAAGAACTATTAAGGGATGTTGAGAAGGCAAGAGCAGAACGTGTGCAAGCACAAATGTTTTTAGCTCAAGCATACGGTGCAGATGAAACCAATAGCACAGATGAAGAAGGTGCAGAAGCAGACTTCAAAGTTGCTATGGAGCAAGAAGAATCTCGTAGAAAACTAAAACGCACATAATGGAAATGATAAGTCTTGGCTCAAAAGGAGAAGCCGTAAAGAAACTACAACGCCTATTAGGTGTGAAAGCAGACGGAGACTTTGGTCCTACTACAAAAAAATACGTAGTAAGGTTTCAATTAGGTGCAGGCTTACATCCAGATGGTGTAGTTGGGAATGATACCTGGACATTATTACTAAGTAGAGGTCCAGAGAAAGAAGCAATTGATGAGGATACAGACATCAGAGGGCAACACTTTACAACAAACTATGGTCAAATTATACATAGATACTTCTTACCAAAAGGTGAGTATGTAAAAGGAAATATATCTAATGACTATATTTTTATTCATCATACAGCAGGTTGGAATAACCCTTATAAAACAATTGATCATTGGGGTAGAGATACACGTGGCCGAGTAGCAACGGAATTTGTATTAGGTGGTCAAAAGATTACAAACGGTGATGATGAGTATGATGGTGTTATGGTACAAGCATTTCCAGAAGGATGTCAAGGTTGGCACTTAGGTAAAACTGGATCAGGTTTTATGAACCGTCATTCAGTTGGAATAGAGATTAACAATTTTGGTTACTTAAAAAATGGTAAAGCATATCAAGGAAGCCGAGCACTTGAATCACAAATATGTACTTTGGAAGAACCTTTTAAAGGATTTACTACATGGCACAACTATACAGACAAACAAATTATTGAGTTAGAAAAATGGTTAAGGTATGTGGGTGAAAGAGATAACATTGATTTAAGAGAAGGTCTTGTACAGTGGATTAAAAAAGTTGGACCTTATAAAGCATTTGAATTCCAAGAAGATGCATACTACGGTAAAATAAAAGGATTATTAACGCATACTAATGTGAGAAAGGATAAGTTTGATGCATATCCTCATCCAAGTTTAATTGATATGCTTTTAAGTTTATAATATGGCAATAGTAAATAAAGTTGATCAAAAAGCAAAAGTAAACATAGATACTACAATAAAGTATCAAATAGTTACATACTGTTTTTTTAATAATATTCAGATTAGTAATTCTGATCTAAAGTGTTTAGCTGAGTTAGCTAAAACTGAAAAAGTAGAGCTTACTTTATTTTGCAATGACGTGACTGATTTGGGTATTTTTAAAAGTGCCCAGTCAGCACGTAATGCAATAACAAAAGCAAGCAAAAAGAACCTTGTAACTAAAGACGGGAAAAATAGAAAGAAGATTTTTTTAAATAAAGATATGAATGTACAAATAACCGGTCCTGTTTTATTGGATTATAAAATTTTAGGTATTGAGACCCAAGAGTCATAAAGAATTCAAAAAAGGAATAGCAGAAGAAGTAGGTGTTCATCCAGAAGTGGTGGAAGACTTTATAACTTTTTATTATGCTAAGCTTAGAAAAAATTTATCTAATATAACATATCCAAGTATTACAGTATATGGATTAGGTACTTTTCATTTAAGAAAAAAAATACTTAATAAAACAATTAAGAAGAATAAAAGCATCTTAGGTAATTTAGTTAAAAACACATATAAAGGTTATGAAAAACATATAGGTGTTGTAGAAAAATTAGATATGCTACAAAATGCTAAAGAGTTAATAGAAGGTTTAGAGAAAGAAAAAAAAGAGTTTAAGCAAAAAAGAAATGAAAATAAAAAATCTAATAAACGCACTTAGAAGTTTTGATAAGATTACTGAAGGTGTATTGAATACTATTTTTACAAAAGAAGAAGTAGAAAAAGTAGCAAAAGAAAGATTTAATATTTGTAAAAATTGCAAAGAACTTGATAATCAAGGAGTTAACTGTTTTGCTCCTGGTACACAACCGTGCTGTTCTGACTGTGGTTGTAGTTTAAAATTTAAAACAAGGTCTTTATCTTCTAGCTGTCCTCAAGATAAGTGGGAAGCATTAATTACAGAAGATCAAGAAGAACTTTTAACTGATATAACAGATGAAGATTAATTACATATACAAAGAAGAAACAATAACTGTAGAAGCTAACACAGAAGGTTTGTGGTGGTACACTACAACAACACTATAATTATGGCTATTATATTTAAAGAAGAAGGGCATGTTTATGAAAGCTCTGACCAAGACAAAATAAATTGGACAAGTGTCACATCATTTATAGGAAAATTTAAACCTAAGTTTGATGCTAAAGGACAAGCAAAAAAATCTGCTAAAAATAAAAGATCCAAGTGGTATGGTATGACTGAAAAAGAAATACTTCTTGCTTGGAGCAATGAAACAGATAGAGCTATAGGCTTAGGTAACTGGTATCATAATCAACGTGAATCAGATATGTTAGATCTTAAAACAATAGGAAGACATGGAGTAGAAGTCCCTATCATTAAGCCTATTATTAATGATGACGGAATTAAAATTGCACCAGTCCAGAAAATTGAAGAAGGTGTATATCCTGAACATTTAGTATATTTAAAATCAGTTGGTCTTTGTGGTCAAGCTGATTTAGTTGAGGTTGTAAATGGCTATATAAATATAACAGATTACAAAACAAACAAGGAAATAAAAGAAAAAGGTTTTACTAATTGGGAGGGTATTACATCTAAACTTTATAACCCTGTTAATCATTTAGATGATTGTAATTTGAATCATTATAACTTACAACTCAGTATTTATGCGTATATTATTAAAAAGCACAACCCTAAACTGAAGATAGGTGATCTAGTGGTACAGCATGTTAAATTTAAACAAGTTGGTACAGATAAAAATGGTTATCCAATAAATGAAAAAGTCAATGGAGAACCTGTGATACAAGAAGTTAAAATGTATAAATTACCATACTTAAAAGATGAAGTAAGGAATCTTATAATGTGGTTTAAAGACAATAAGAAATAATGGCAAAGATAGAATTAACAAGATTAATACAAAATTCAAATAAAGGTTTAATAGCATACAGTGAAGTATTAGTTACTATAGAAACTAACTTTATTATAGCATACATGAAAAAAAATGAATCTAATATAAATTTTAATGATAATGTTACAACTTTATATTTAGCAGGTGGTCCTTTACAATTCTCAGGTGGGCCAGGTCCCGTAGTAGCTGCCTTTTTTTCAGAAATGGATGTTAAAGGAACTTATGCAGATATTAAAGCATTACTGGAAGAACCTAAAACTGAAGAACCATGATAGTTAGATTATTTGATGTACAAAATGGAAAAGTAATTCCAACAGAACACTGTTATACTTTAAATTTCTTAAAAGATTTAATGGAGCAGTATCCTGATAGTTATATGAGTATATATCAATATTTATTTTATATGACTTGTCCAAATCCAGATTTAAATCCTTTCTTTAATTTACCAGAACATGAGAAAGAAGATATAATAATTGAAGAGATAGGTTTGGAAGAGTCACCTGAAGATTCTAAAATTAGATACTCAATTGATATGTGTAAAAAAATGTATGAGACACCTACCTATAGAGCTTATGTAGGTATAAAAGCTATGCTTGATAGATTGGCTAGATACATGGAAGTAACACCAATTGAACATGGAAGAGATGGTAATATGAATTCTATGATTAATGCTGCTGCCAAGTTTGAGCAAATTAGACAATCTTATAAAGGAGCGTTTAGTGATATGAAACAAGAACAAGAAAGTTCCGTTAGAGGTGGTGCTGGATTAGCATATGATCAATTATAAAATGAGTAGTAAACAAGAATGGGTATTCTGTTATTGGGATGAACCCTTAATATTAAAACCAAAAAATAATAAAGATGAAAAAAACAAAGATTGTACCAGTTGGAAAAAAAGTTCTAATAAGACCAAAGGAGGCAGTTAGAACTGTACCAGGTACTAATATAATAATTCCTGATTCTGCATTAGAGAAAGAATACAAAGGTTTTGTTGTTGGAGTTGGTGCAGAAGTACAAGAAATTGTTGTAGATGATTTAGTGCAATATGCAGAATATTCTGTTCCTCAAGAGGTAGAACACAATGGATCAAAACATTTATTAATTAATGCAGGAGACGTGTTTGCTATAATTAAAGAAATAGAGTAATGTTTAAAGAAGTCCCAACGTTTGAAAATGGTAACTGGACAGTGACTAAATTTGAAACTAGAGATTCATTTAATGAATTTATAGAATCTATATTTAAAGAACCCGGTCTATATAACTTTACTAAATCAGCTTTACTGTTTAACAAAGAAGCCAGAAACTTCAACAAAGATGGTTTTTATTGTTCAGCTCCTTTCAGATCAAAAGACTTTATAACATATTGGAATGATCAAAAAGATAAATGCCGTGTAGGGGTCATCTATAAAGAAGGTCCTTACACTTGGTATTTAACAAGAGATTATTATATGTGGTTAAACTTTTTACCTATATATGACAAAGAAGAAAAAAAGTATGGTTTTGCTAAAGTAAGAGATGCTCAATATCATATGGCATTATATGAACTGTTAGCTGAACTTAACTATCAACACTCAGCAATACTAAAAAAACGTCAAATTGCTTCTTCCTATTTTCACATGGGAAAAATAATTAATACATACTGGTTTGAAGAAGGTAGTACTTGTAAGATTGGTGCATCACTAAAAGATTACATAAATGATAAAGGTTCCTGGAAGTTTTTAGATGAGTATAAAACATTTTTAAATGAGCACACTGCGTGGTATAGGCCCAGTAATCCAGAAAAGGTTTTACTATGGCAACAGCAGATAGAAGTCAAAGTAGGTAATAGAAAAACATCTAGAGGTTTAAAATCTAAAATACAAGGTGCCTCATTTGAAAAAAATGCAACAACTGGTGTAGGTGGACCAACAAGTTACTTTTTTCATGAAGAAGCAGGTATAGCACCAAAGATGATGCAGACCTATGAGTACTTGCGTCCTGCAATGTCTTCAGGTATGGTTACAACGGGTATGTTTATAGCAGCAGGTTCTGTTGGTGATTTGGATCAATGTGAGCCATTAAAGGAAATGATACTCAATCCTAAAGCAAATGATATATATGCTGTAGAAACAAATCTAATGGACGCTGATGGTACAATTAATATGGCAGGTCTGTTTATTCCAGAACAGTGGTCTATGCCGCCTTATATTGATGCATACGGTAACTCTAAAATAGAGGAAGCACTCAATGCAATAACATTAGAAAGAAAAAAATGGAAGGCTGATTTAAATCCAGAACAATATCAGTTACGTATATCTCAAAAACCAACTAACATAGCAGAAGCATTTGCTTATAGAAAAGAATCTATATTCCCTCAAGGTATCATTTCAAAGCAAATGAAGAAAATTGAAGATAAAGAATATGCATATGAACACATTGAGTTAGAAAGAACACAAGATGGTATAGAAGCTAAAAGATCTAATAAGCTACCTATATCAGAATTTCCTGCTAATAAAAAAGCACAAGATAAAACAGGTTGTTTAGTTGTTTGGGAAAGACCTATTGCAAATCCACAATTTGGAACCTACTATGCTTCTATTGACCCCGTGTCAGAAGGTAAAACAACAACATCTGATTCCTTATGTAGTATCTTTGTTTATAAGAATGCAATGGAAGTTTCTAGAGAAACTCAGGCTGGCTTAGAACATTTTATAGAAAAAGATAAGATTGTAGCTGCTTGGTGTGGTAGATATGATGATATAAATAAAACACATGGTCAGTTAGAATTAATTATTGAATGGTTTAACGCATGGACTCTTGTTGAGAATAACATATCTCTTTTTATTCAGCACATGATTGCTAAGAAAAAACAAAAATACCTTGTGCCAAAACAACAAATTCTTTTTCTGAAAGATCTAGGTTCTAACAGAACTGTATATCAAGAATACGGATGGAAAAATACAGGTACTTTATTCAAGAGTCATTTAATATCTTATGCTATAGAATTCTTAAGAGAAGAAATAGATGAAGAAACAGACCAAGATGGAAACACCATTTCAACAACATTAGGTATTGAAAGAATACCAGATCCTATGCTTTTAAAAGAAATGCTTGCTTACTACCCTGGTTTAAACGTGGATAGGTTGGTTGCTTTTGGAGCATTAGTTGCTTTTGTAAGAATTCAACAATCAAACCGTGGTTATTTGAAAAGAAGAGAAAGTGAATCAGACAATTCTTTGGTAAATTCAAAAAATTTGTATAAATTAAAGTATAGTCCGTTTAAAAATTTAGCAAGGGGAAAAACTAGTATTGGCGGGAAAAAGATCAAAAGATCTGCCTATAAAAATTTTAGATAAATATGAAAGTATATAACGCAATGCAATTGAAGAATGGTGCTAAAGCTGAATCAGGCTCTGGTGCTTCTTCTAGTTTGACACAACCTATACAATTCTTGCCGGCTAAAAAGAAAGATGATGATTGGGCTGCTTGGAATTTAGATTGGTTAGAAGTGCAAGGTATGCAGTTTCTAAAACAGAATGCTAGAAAATTATTGAAAAACTATAAGCTTGCTAAAGGAATTATAGATAAAACAGACTATATAGTTGAAGATGACAATGAATATAAAGATTTACTAGATACACTTACTCAAGAAGATGAGTCAGCACTGGAATTAAAATTTTATCCTATTATTCCAAACGTTATAAACGTACTATCTGGAGAATTTTCTAAAAGATTAAGCAGAGTGCAATTCAGAGCTGTTGATGATCTTTCTTATAATGAAATGCTTGAGCAGAAAAGAGCTATGATTGAAGAAAATCTTTTAAGAGATGCTTCAAACAAAATGATGATGAACATGATTCAAATGGGAATGGATCCTGAATCAGAAGAAGCTCAGAAAAAAATGAACCCTGAAGCATTAAAATCATTACCAGAGATACAAGATTTTTTTACAAAGGATTATAGATCATTAGTAGAAGAATGGGCCACTCATCAATTGAATGTTGATACTGAGAGATTTAATATGCAAGAACTGGAAGAAAGAGCTTTTAGAGACATGCTTATTACAGATAGAGAATTCTGGCATTTTAGAATGATGGAAGATGACTATGATGTAGAGTTATGGAATCCGGTATTAACATTTTATCAGAAGTCACCAGATGCAAGATATATATCTCAATCTAACTATGCAGGTAAAGTTGATTTAATGACTATTGCAGATGTGATAGATAAGTATGGTTACTTAATGGATGAAAAGCAATTAACATCCTTACAAAAAATATATCCTGCTAAATCAGCTAAATACCAAGTATCCGGATATCAAAATGATGGTACTTATTATGATGCTACTAAATCTCACGAGTGGAATACAAACGCTCCTAGTTTAGGCTACAGACAGTTTATGAGTAACTGGGCTAGCAACTCAACAAGTGGTGGTGATATAATAGGTTCTATTTTAAATGAAGGAGATGATTTACCTAACTGGGGTGAGGGATCTTTAATGAGGGTTACAACTACGTATTGGAAAACACAACGTAAAGTTGGTCATTTAACTAAGATAACAGAAGATGGTCAAGTAATGCAAGAGATCATTGATGAAACATTTAAAGTTACAGAAAAACCAATATATGATTCTACTATATTTAAAAACAAAAGCAAAAATACTTTAGTACAGGGAGAGCATATAGATTGGATTTGGATTAATGAAGTTTGGGGTGGTGTCAAAATTGGTGCTAATTTCCCAGGTTTTTGGAAAGCTGATTCATCAAAAGATATGAATCCTATTTATTTAGGTATTAACAGAAAGAAACCCGGTAGAATACCATTTCAGTTTAAAGGTGATAGTTCATTATATGGATGTAAACTACCTGTAGAAGGGAGAGTATTCTCTGATAGAAATACAAGATCTACTTCATTGGTTGATTTAATGAAAGCTTATCAAGTAGGTTATAATATGGTTAATAATCAAATAGCAGATATACTAGTAGATGAACTAGGTACTGTTATTATGTTTGATCAAAATGCTTTACCACGTCATTCTATGGGTGAAGATTGGGGTAAGGGCAATTATGCAAAAGCCTATGTAGCAATGAAAGATTTCCAAATGCTACCTTTAGATACTTCAATTACTAATACAGAAAATGCTACAAACTTTAATCATTACCAAACTCTTAACATGGAGCAGACTGGTAGATTAATGTCACGTATTCAATTAGCTAATTATTTTAAACAACAAGCATTTGATGCAATAGGTATTAATCCACAAAGACTGGGTGCTCCTATAGCTCAACAAACAGCAACAGGTGTTACACAAGCAATGAATCAATCATATGCTCAAACTGAAGTCTACTTTACACAGCATTCAGATCACCTAATGCCTAGAGTACATCAAATGAGAACAGATCTAGCTCAACACTACTATAGTACTAACCCAAGCGTTAGACTCTCTTATATAAGCTCTGAGGCAGAAAAAGTAAACTTTCAAATAAACGGTACTGATCTTTTATTGAGAGACTTTAATGTTTTTGCAACAACTAAAACAAATCATAGATCTATACTGGATCAATTAAAACAACTTGCAATACAAAATAACACAAGTGGTGCTAGTATTTATGACTTAGGTAATATTATTAAAGCTGAGTCTATTGCTGAAGTATCTGATATCTTGAAGGAAGCTGAAATGAAAACTCAATCACAAAGAGAACAAGAAATGCAGCAACAGAGACAAATGCAAGAGCAACAATTAAAAGCTCAAGCAGAAGAGGCTCAAGCAAAAATACAAATGGAGATAAGTGAAAATGACAAAGAACGTCAAAACAAACTCCAAGTTGCTGAGATTAGATCTGCTGGATATGGTGCACAAAGTGATATAAATCAAAATCAAGTATCTGACTTCCAGGATAGCATGAAAGATATTAGGAGGAATAATGAAAAACGTGAGGAAATGAACTTTAAGAGAGAACAAGCCTCAGTTAAAAACTCATTTACTACAGATAAATTAAACATTGATAGAGAAAAGCTTTCTACTCAAAGAGAAATTGCAGATAAGCAATTACAAATTGCAAGAGAGAATAAAAATAAATATGATGTTAAGTCCAATAAGAAGGATAACAAACCAAAAAAATAAGCTTAATTAAGAAGAAAAAATATAGATAGCTATATACTGCACAAAATGATTTATGTTGTATGCATTTCTTAAGTTTATTTGTAAAAATGTTTGTATATTGTATATGTAAGAATTAACAATTACAAAAACCAACAATAAAATGGCAACAGATACTAAAACAGTAGAGAGTAAAGTTACTCAAGAAAACATTGATTTAGATAGCCTTTTTGACGGAGCCGCTGGAGCAGATAGTGTAACAGTACCAGAAGAAAGCAAACCTAAGTCAGTATTTAGTAAACCAACTAAAGAAGCAGATTTTTCTTTTACTGAAATAGAAGAAGAAAAAGAAGTAACAAAAGAAGTTGAAACAGAAGCATCAGCTGAAGTAGATACAGAAGAAAAAAAAGCAGATGATGCTAAAACTACAGAAGATGCAGATGATATATTTGATGCATTAGAAGTAGATGAAGCAGATGAAGTAGAAGATAAGAAAGTTAAAAGAGGAAGAAAGAAAATTTCTGGAATAGGTGATGTATTTAACAAGCTTATAAAAGATGATAAAATTGTTCCTTTTGATGATGACAAATCTTTTGATGATTATTCTGCTAAAGATTGGGAGGAATTAATAGAAGCTAACTTGGAAGAAAAGGCAAACCAAGTTAGAAGAGAAACTCCAAAACAGTTCTTTGAAAGTTTGCCGCAAGAACTCCAAATAGCAGCACGTTATGTGGCTGATGGTGGTACTGATTTAAAAGGATTATTTTCAACTCTAGCACAAGCTGAAGAAAAAAAGAGCTTAGATGTTAAAAAAGAAAGTGATCAAGAAGTAATAATCAGAGATTACCTACAAGCTACAGGATATGGTGATGCTGAAGAGATTGCAGAAGAAATTGAAATCTGGAAAGATTTAGGTAAGCTTGAAAGTCAAGCTTCAAAGTTTAAACCTAAATTGGATAAGATGCAAGAAAAAGTTTTAGCTAAAAAACTTGAAGAGCAGGAAATGCGCAAGGCACAGCAAGAACAAGCTTCAAAGCAATATATGGAGAACGTATATAATACTCTTAAAGAAGGTAGCTTAGGAGAATTAAAAGTTGATAGAAAGACACAGTCTATGCTATACAACGGATTAGTTCAACCAAATTATCCTTCAGTAAGTGGAAGAAATACGAACTTGTTAGGTCATTTGCTTGAGAAGTATCAGTTTGTTGAACCAAACTATACATTGATTTCTGAAGCTCTATGGTTACTATCAGATCCAGATGGTTATAAGACCAGAATAATGGAGAAGGGTGCACAGAAGAGTGTAGAAAGCACAGTAAGAAAGTTAAAGACTGAACAAAGCAATAGTGGAGGATCATCTCTTGGAGTACAAGAGCGTGAGACAGAAGGTAGAAAAAAGTCTACCAAGAAAAAGTTACCTAGAAGTAACAACATATTTAAAAGATTTTAGTAACAAGAATAAATAACAATTAATAATTAACTTAAATAACAATTAACAATTATGGCAACTCCTGTATTAAACAATGGAATTTTCCTAAGAGATACTGCTTACAAAGCGAGCTCTCATGTTGATTCTTATCACCTAACCCAAATGCTTGGATCTTCTGAGCCTATGGATATGGGACCAGTTGATCTTTGGGCAATGACCCAAAAGGTAGAAATGCCTTTGTATCAAATGGCTTCTTTTGGTGGAAAGAACACAATCATGGTAGACAACGCGCGTGGGGAGTATAAATGGCAAACTCCAATCGCTCAAGATTTACCTTTTGTTGTAGCTGACATTGAGCCAGCAAATGACACAAAAGGTGTAGATGGTACTACATTCAAGATTAAAGTTTCAAAAAGAAGCTTTGGTCATGGTGATATCATTACTTATGACAAGTACAACGGTTTAGAATTGTACATTACTGCAGATGATATTATCCCTGCAGGTGATGGATACATCTACACTGTACAACTTGTAAACAATAACAGTGCAGCATCATTAGATAACGCATACTTAGCTCCAGGAACTAAATTCTTTAGAAAAGGTTCTGCAAGAGGTGAATATGGTGAAAGATTCTCTGATATTGAAACTGGTTCTGGATTCCGTGAGTTCTACAACTTTGTTGGTGGAGCTGAGGCACATGTACACTATTCTATTTCTAGCCGTGCTGATCTTATGATTAAAGGTGGTTTGAATGCTGATGGTACTGTACCTGTAACAGAGATCTGGAGAAACTTTGACCAAGATCCAAACAATCCTTCTGTATCATCAATTGATGAGTTGGTAGCTGGAATGGGAAAAGCAGGTGCTAGAGAAGCATTTGAAGATGGACGTTTGTCTAGAACTTTCGTTACAAACATGGAAGCTGCTCACTTGAGCAAGATTGCAAATGATATTGAAACTTACCTAATGTGGGGTAAAGGTGGAAAAGTAAAACAAGATGGACCAGATGATATTAGATTATCTGTAGGTCTTTGGTCTCAGTTAGATAACTCTTTCAAAAGAGTATATAACAAGTCTGCTTTCTCACTTGATATGTTCAAGTCTGAGCTATACAACTTCTATCAAGGTAAAGTTGAGTTCAAAGGGCCAGACCCAAGTAGACAACTTGTTGTACAAACAGGTATTGGTGGAATGCAATTAATCAACAAAGCTATTGCTGATGAAGTATATGGTTCTGGATTAGTTCAAAACGCTAGTGATATTGGTGCAGTAAAAGGTTCAGGAATGGATTTAGATTTCGGTTTTGCTTACACAAGCTTTACTATTCCTTTCCTTGCTAACGTTAAGTTTGTACTTAACCCTGCATTTGATAATCTTCACACAAATGATGTAGAGAATCCATTAATTGATGGACGTCCTTTAAGCTCTTATAGCTTCATTATCTTTGATGTGACAGAAAATGGAAATGATAACATTCACTTATTGAAGTTATCTTGGGATAATCAACTTAAGTGGTTCTACCAAAATGGTACTATGGACTACATGGGAAGAACTCAAGGTTTTGCTTCTACAGGTAACTTTAATGGTTATAGAGTTTATATGACTCAAACCATGCCAGCTATCTGGGTGAAGGATCCAACCAAAGTATTAAAAATTGTAATGAGAAATCCTGTAACAGGAGGTTCATTCTAATATATACTTAATAACTAAAAAGGAGGTGGGTAAAACTTCCTCCTTTTTTTATTTTTAATGTGAGTTAAGTGTTATTCTCCTCAAATAACTATAGTCAGGTAAATCCTGGCTTTAGAAATATTAATAATAATTGTAGATAAATATCTACTTTTGAGTTGAAAACAAACATTATTAATTTTTAAAAACCAAAAAAATGAGTGATTACACTATTGTAGAAAAATATCAGCTTGGCAAAAATAATGCTATTGCTGTAAGACCGTACTTTAACCCAAGCAGACAAAACATGGGGCTTGAACAATATGGTATGGCACTTCATGAAGGAGTATGGCATGAAGAATCTTTAGCATGTCTAGAACTAAATGGAGTTAAAAGATATGTTACTGGACTAAATGAATTTGCACCAGATGTAAAGATGTTACCTCCAGGAGATAAAGAAGTAAAAGTAAAAGAGATAAGAAAAGTAGTTGCTCAATTAGAAGCTGAATTAGCGTCTAATGTCATAGATCTTGAAGATAAAGATTTTTGGAATAAAGTAACATTATTAAAACCAGACAATGATAAGTTCTGGTCAAGAATAAGCCTAAGATGTGGTAATGATCCAGTATTCTTAGATCCTGTAAAAGATCCATATGATCTTATAAAGATATATGCTATAAATGCAGGTGGATTTTCAATGGTAGGTAAATCATTGAAAGAAGCTAAGAAAGCTGTAAATCCACCAAAGTTTTATTTAGACCAACTAGAAGAAACCATTAGTGAAAGAACAGAGTATACTAAGCTGAGAAATAAAGCTTTAGTTGCTTTACAAAATATGTATGATACTGATACAACTAAGTTGATGTATGTTGCAAAGTGTGTAGATTTAGAAAGTGTTCAATACACAAAGTCTACACCAAATGACATAATGTACGAAAATATGGATATGTACATTAACGGTGAAGGAACAGAAGGAAATAGAAAAAGAGCATCTAAGCAATTTTTAGAAGCATCTAATAGTTCTATGGAAGATCTTAAAATCAGAGCATTAGTAAAAGATGCTATGTACTACAGATTCTTAGTTCCTAAATCTTCAGGTTGGATTGAGTCAATGGATAGTTCAGAAAAACTAGGTAAAAGATCTGGTGAAGTAATTGAATATCTTAAAGATCCAGGTAATGAAGATACATTGTTAAGTTTACTATCTAAAGTAGAACCTTATTGGAACTCATAACTTAACATATAATGAATAACTCAACTCTACAAATTAAAATAAAACAAAGGCTTAATAAGCTTTCTAGCAATGATTTTGATAACATTGAATGTTGGCAAATTGTAGAGGCATTTAATAAAGCTCAAGTTGAATGGGTAAGACGTCAGCTTCACGGTAATAATATGTACCGTGAAGGTGATGAGATGTCTAAGAGAAGAATAGATGATCTTCAAATACTTTTAACAGAGGTAAACTTACCTGGTTTTTCTACAAATGATTATTTTGAATCAACAGCTATACCAGATAACTATATGGAATTTAAAAGGATATCTGCTTTTGCTACAAGTGATTGTTGTCCTGATCCTAGATCAATGACAGTTTACTTAGCAGAAGAAGCTAATGTAGATTTAATTTTAAGAGATCCTTTAAAAAGACCAGATTATGAATGGGGAGAAACATTCTGTACTTGGATAGGTAATGATATAAGAGTATATAGAAGAGATTTTACTATTACAGATGTTGATTTAACTTACTATAGACAACCAAGACGTATAGAAATACTAGGTTGTCAAAATCCATTTGATGGTACTGCAACTGGAACTCAAGTTGAATCTGAGTTTAAAGATGATATAGTAGAAGTATTAATAGATGAAACTGCATCTTTAATTGCAGGTGACATAGAAAACTTTAATCAGTATCAAACTAATCAACAAACAGCAGAAAGAAATAATTAATGGATACGTATAAAAGACCTTTAAAAGCCAAAGCTACGGGTAAACTATCTAGACCATCAACCAAAAAAGTTATGGGTACTAGATCTAATGAAATGAAAGAAGTAGATGCAAAGACAGCATCATTAGTTGTTGAAATAATGAATGCACGTACAAGCTTTCATAAATTACATTTACAAGTAACAGGTGATGGTTCTTTTGCACAACATAAAGCATTAAATGAATTATATGATTCATTACCTGATTTAGTAGATACTATAGCAGAAGGATATCAAGGTGCTTGTGAAGTAATATTAATGTATCCAGATAAAGCACCTGCAACTTTAACAAATGTAGATGGTGCTTTAGATTATATGAGAATGCTTACATCTCAGATAGATGAATTACAATACTGTATGCCTCATTCTGAAATAGTAAGTAATCTAGATTTAATAAAAGATGAAATTAATTCAGCTAAGTATAAACTATTATTCCTTAGCTAATTGCTTATATGAAAAAATATTTGTATATTATATATGTACAAACGTACAATAACTTTATTTATAATTTAAAATTGAAAAACAATGGCTTATTTTAATCATGCTTTTTATAAAAGCTTTTTAGCAGTTGACGCAAGTGCTGCTAATGGAACAAAAACCCAAGACTTAGCTGCAGGACAACTTGCACTAGTTGATGGAAAAACTTGGAAAGCAAACACTGGTGCTTTAGCAGTACCTGGTTTGGCTTACTTAGTACAAGGATCTTTACACGCAAGTGACACTATTGGTGGAAACGGCAATCATGGTGGTTATGCAGAATCAGTTAAATCAAAAGGAATCAATCCTAAGTATTTAACAAGAATCTGGGAATCAGAATGTATTAATGCAACTCCAGCAAGTGTAACAGTTGCAGTAGGATCAAAATGTCATCCATGTGGTGAAAACCTAATGTTACGTTTAGACGTAAAAGGTGCACCAGCTTTACGTTTCTTAAACCGTAATGCATATGCTATTGGAGATTCTATCGGAGAAGGTAGTGATCCAGGTTTATGTTGTATTGAAGGACAAGAATTTCTTGATCCAGCAGTAGCGTTAGCAAAAATTGGTAGAATGATAATTGCAGATCCTATTGTTGCTCCATTCATTAAAGAAGGTGGAATTGTAGTAACAGTAGCTGGTGTAGCTACATCATATACATTTGCTGAAATAGTAGATGGAACTTATACTCCATCAACAGATCCAGTAGGTGACGAAGTAACTGCAGCAATTAGTTTTCAAGGTGCTTATGTAGATACTAAGTTTGGAGACTGTTCTTTTGATACACGTGATTATCACGGAAAAGAACCAGTTCAATTAGTAGCTTCAATGCTAGATGAAACAGGAAATCCATGTAATGACTGTGGTACTGTAACAAGTACAGCAGGTACAATGCAACAAACTTCTGGAGAAGGTGTACTTAGAAATATTCTATTAACTGAATCTTACGGACAAGCACCATTCCACCAAGGAAATGTAGATGCAATACGTATGCGTGAGATTGAAGGTTCTGAAGAAGTAATTTCTGCAGTAGATCGTTCTGCTCTATACAAGACTTATTATGTACAACACAGCATTCCACGTTTGAACAATGCAACAAGTGTATTTGATAATGATCAATATGTATATGAGGTGTTTGTAAAATGTGATGATACGGCAACTCAAGCTGCAGTGGAAGGTTTACTTGATGCTTTAGTTGATGCAGCTAATCAATCTGGTAATCCACTAGTAAGAGAAACTGCTATTGATCAACAAACTAATCCATAAGAATAGGTTAAAATAAAAAATCTATTATAAACAAAAGGTGAGGGAGAAATCCTTCACCTTTTTTATTTTCAAATCTCCTTGATTTTTTGTATATTATCTATGTAGTATAGTATTTATAAAATTTATTCATTATGGCTGATAAGCATATATTAAGTTTAGAAGTTCCTACAGTATCTAATAGAGAGATATTTAGTGTCCGTGACACTAGTCAATACTCTTCTAATTTAGATATAGATTGCAGTGAACTACTTATAACATCCCCTGGGTATAATGTACCCGTATTAATAGAAGTTGATCCAGACTTCAATTTACATTTAAATGCATGTCAACTTGCAGTTCAAACAGAAAATTGTGGAACAGTAAGGACTAACCTCAGAGATGGTATTTATGTAATAAGATATAGTGTAGCTCCTGTTGAGAAAGTATATGTTGAATATAATCACTTAAGAGTTACTAGCTTACTTACTTTATACTATGAAACTCTATGTCATATTGATGTAAAAGACTGTGAGCCACATAGTGAAAGAAAAGAACTAATAGATGAAATGAAATATATAAGAACTCTTATAGATGCAGCTGTAGCTAAAGTAGAATATTGCAATAGCCCACAAGAAGGTATTTCATTATATGACTATGCTAAAAAAAGATTACAGAAAATATCTTGCAAAACTGCAGGTTGTTAAATATAAATAAACCAAACTATGAATTGTGTAAAATGTAAAAAACCATTTACGTGCGGTTGTCAAAAAACACGGGCTAAAGATGGAGCAACAGTACATAAAACATGTAAGACTTCTTATGAAGCAGATTTAAAAAGTACTGTAAAAAAATAATAAAATGGATAATACACTGATCAAAAAAATTGAAATAGAAAGAAAATTTGCAACTGCAGTGTACAAAAACTTTGTATCTCTTAGGTTTGGGATGAATCCTTGTTGTATTATAGATGAGGAAGCAGCCACTATAAATAAAGAGTTATGTGATTGGCAAGAAAAAGCTACATGTGAACAGACATGTAATGACACTGCTGTTGAATCAAAAGGATTTTTGAAGAGTACACCTTATCAAGAAGCTCCTAGTACATCAAGTGCTAAAACAGCTTCATGTGCTCCTGTAACATATTGTCCTGACACAAGTGTATTGGATAATATATTAAAATCTATTCAAGAATTAACTTCAAGAATTGATAGTCAGAAAGATGATGATTATGTATTTACACAACCAGAAGATTCTATAACATGGGAAATAGAACACAATTTAGATAAGTATCCAAATGTAAGACTTGAGTTATTAGATGGTACAGATATACAAGGAGAAATAACTAATATAGATAAAAATAATATGCTTGTTACCTTTGACGTTGCAGTTTCTGGAAGAGCTTATTTAACATAGAGTAAACAACTAATTAATAAATAAAAAAAACAATTATGGCAATTAAGTATTTGTCTCATTTAGAGACGTTGAACATTGACATGCAGGGATATGAATTGCAGAATGCTGTAGTTCATAATGTAGCTGCAACGTCAAAACCTGCATCTCCAGGTGCAGGACAAATTATATACAACTCAACAGATAAAGCTCTTGAGGTGTGGGATGGTGCTGCATGGGTCAGTGCAGCAGGTGATATTACAGGAGTAGTAGCTGGTACAGGTTTAACTGGGGGTGGTACTTCCGGTTCAGTAACAGTGGATGTAGATTATGCTGGTGCAGATAACTTTATTTTAGCTGCTGGTGCAGGTACCGGAGATGTTAGTACAGCAATGCATATTGCAGTATCTGATACAAATGATGATGTAAAGTATTATGATGTAGCTGCATTACCGTTTACAGATAATTTAGGTACAGTTACTTCTGTAACAATTGAAGGTTCAGACGGTATTGATGTAGATTCAGGTTCACCAATTACAACTTCAGGGACTATTAAGTTAGGCCTTTCAAGTATACCTAATAGTTCACTTGCAAATAGTAGTGTTACTATTACGGCTGGTGACGGTTTAACAACTGGTGGTGCAGTAGCATTGGGTGGTTCTGTAACTGTAGATGTAGATTATGAAGAAGGAGATAACGTTGTATTAGCCGGTGGTGCTGGTAAGGTAAAAGTTACTCCGGAATTTGATGTACTACTTTCAAGTTTTGTTGAAGGAGAAGATAAAACAGCTGCTGAAGCTAGAAGTTATAAATTATCAGATTTACCATTTAACAATTTTACAGGTGTAACGTCTGTAGAAGTTACAGGTAATGATGGAATTAGTGTGAGTGGTTCTCCTATTACTACTAGTGGTACCATTACTTTAGGTATTGATGCTCTTAGTATAGAGAATGGAAAACTAAAAAATAGTAGTGTAACATATGGATCTACTACGGTAGCTCTTGGTGGTACGTCAACTTCTATAGCTGGTTTAACTGGATTAGACTTTACTGCAGCAGATGCTTCTATTGCAGCTTCTATTGGTGCAAAAATACTTACAATTGGTGGAGGAACAACAACTGTTTCTATTCCTGGTAACTTAACTGTTGCTGGTACTTTACTTACTAAAGATGCTAATGAAGTAAACATAGGAGATGCTATTATTAAATTAAATGCAGAAGAAACTGGAGCTCCTACTGAAAATGCGGGTATTGAAATTCAAAGAGGTACATCAGACAATGTATTCTTACTTTGGGATGAAGCAGGTGATAGATGGGACTTTGGTGCTAGTTATGACGTACGTGCTAATGCATTCATTGGTGATTTAGATGGAACTGCAGCTGATGCTAATAAATGGACTACAGCAAGAACAATTACTTTAGCAGGAGATGCTACTGGTTCTGTAGAAATTGATGGTAGTGCGGATGTAACTCTTACGGCAACTGTTGTTGCATCTGGTGTAGCTCCTGACTCTGTTGCCCTAGGTACAGATACAACAGGAGACTATGTAGCAACACTTAGTACAAGTGGTGCATTGAATGGTTCTGGATCGGGTGAAGGTTCTGTTGTAGCTTTAACTGTTGATACTACCAGCGTAGATCAATTAGGTGTTGTTGAATTAGCAACAAGTGCTGAAGCAATTGCAGGTACTGATACTGAAAGAGCAGTAACTCCTAAAGCAGCTAGTGATTTAGTTGCAAATAGACAAGCCGCTAAAAGATTTGTTAAACAATATCAAGCTGAAGAATTTGTTAAAGAAGGACTTCCGGTAGAGCATGGTCTTAACTGTGAGCATATTATTGTTCAAGTGTGGATGATAACTCAACCAAAAGAACCTGTATTTGGTCAAGTAGAAGTAGCAGATATAAAAGAAGTAGTTCATACCAGTATAATACAAGTAGATAAAATGAAGGTAGTTATACAAACAGATATGATACCTGCAGGAATGCTTGAAGTATGTATTATAGCAGTATGCTAAAATAAATTTATAATAATTAATTATGATCAAATCACTATCACATCTAAAACATGGGGAATTTTATTTCCCCATGACAGATGGAACCAACGGTCAAGTTTTAGTAACTGATGGTTCAGGTCAATTAACATGGGCAACACAATCAACAGGAAGCAATAAGTTTCTTTCCGGTTTATCTTTTGATACAGGTACTGGTGTTTTAACTGCAACAGTAACTGGTTCTGCAGATGTTACAATTGACCTTGATGGTAGATATGTTCAAGCAGTTAGGGGTAACGGTACAACAATTAGTACAATCACAGATCTTGATACAGGTGAGGTTGTTGTAACTCCTATTTTTAATAATACAATTACAGAAACGGGTACAGCATTAGTTACTAGTGGAACTATATGGACTTATATTAATGACAGCATATTAGATATAGCTCCTATACAGTCTGTAGGTGGTGATGGTGTTTCTATAAGTACATCAACTGATACAGAAACGGGTCAAGTTAATATAGGGCCTATTGTTAATAGTGTACCTACACAAAATAGTGGTGCTTTAGTTAAAAGTGGGGGAATTTGGTCTTACATAGATAGTCTTGTATATGATAACTATACATCATGGAATTTAAAGACTAACGGTGTACAACGTACTTCCGTACAGTCTGGAGGAACATTAGACCTTATTGGAGGAACAAATGTTTCACTTAGCTACGGTGCTGGAGGTAAAGTAACAATAACTTCTACAGATACAAATACAGATACAAATCATTATTTATCAGGTGCTAGCTTTAGTACTAGTAATGGTAAACTAACTCTTACTGTAACAGGTAATACAAATCAAACAGTAGACTTAGATGGACGTTATGAATATTTAGGTCACAAGTATCATTCATTTTCTGATGGACAGCAGTTTTATGATTCTTATAATCAAGCAAACTATTTACGTTTATTTACTGAAAATAGTGTTTTTGATACTTTTAGATTTAGAAGCTATAAAGACGTTGAATTTTGGAATGGAACTGCTTGGGAAGCTTGGAGTCAAAGTTTAGATGTTTTATTTGATGGTAGAGAAGAAACTGGTTTTAGTTTACAACACGCAAACAAGCGTTTTAGATTTGTTATAAATAGAAGTAGTGGATGGCCAACAACAGCTTTGTTTGTTTTGCAAGGTTCTTGGTCAGACACAAAAGATCATACATGTGATGTTAAAATAGAAACGTTTGACGGAACTAATTGGAATGAAAAGACCAGATGGACTTATTCCAATTTCCAACGTGGTATGAATGTGCACACAACTAGTTCTTTACATGATGGTAAAAACGAGATGCGTGTTGAGATTGATATTGATTGGACTGATGCATCTCATGATTATTTTCAGTTTCAGAGTTTATTTTTATTAAGTAATTATTCTGGTGGTCAAACATTAGACCCTTGGACTTGGGATTATAGTGGAAGTGTAAACTTTCAAGCATTACCAAAATCCGCAGGTGATAATTTAGCAACACAAACATGGGTAGGTAGTCAAGGTTTTGCATCTGGATCTCATAATCACGATGCTGATTATGTAAATGTTACAGGAGATACTATGACCGGTGACCTTAGTATAAAAGGTAATATACTTTTAACAGGTGACGTTACAACGGCTAATCAAGGTAGAATGATTGATTTCACCGGCTTTGATAAAGAAGGCACAACAGATTTTTCAGATAGAGCTTATATAAGTCACACTGAAAACACTGGTGGTCACGGTGGTTCAGTTTTAGTTATTAGTTCACAGAACGATTCTAATGATGGTATTGCTTTTGCTACAAATGCAAGCAGTCTTTTAAAACATAATGGCAATGCCTTATATTCTGAAGGTCATAAACCTACTTGGAGTGAAATAGAAGACAAACCTACTACATTTGATCCTTCAAGTCACAACCATGATGGTAGATATTTAAAATTAAACCCTAGATTAAATGCAAATGGTGATACTGTAAAACAATCAGGTATTCATATATGGGATGTAAGTGGTGCATCAGATGATCCAGTTGGAGCATCAGATGGTATACTAACCACTAAGTATTGGGATTCATCAGATTGGGCAGTTCAGATGTTTGAAGACTTTCATCAAAGAGAGCTTCATATAAGAAATAAAAGAAGTGGTACTTGGCAAGAAGACTGGGCACAAGTTCACACAACAGATAACTTTTCTACAACGGATGTTGCTAACGGAGTTACTGCATATGGATGGGGTGACCACGCTAAAGGAGGTTACCTTGCATCTAACGCTAAGGCTGCCGACTCTGAAAAACTAGATGGTATTGACAGCTTAGGTTTTGTTAAGCAAATAGGTGATGGATCAACTCCTGATTATCAAACACCTTCAAGCAGAAGAATAAATCCTACTACTAAAAACCCAACAAATGAACATTATGCTATATCTACTTTTGGTAATGGTGGTAATGTAACAGGTCAATTAGCAACTCATTTTCAAACAGGAGACTTATATTCAAGAGGATACAATACTGTATGGTCTGATTGGAGAAGATATCATCATAGTTTAGATTTTAGCGTGACAGATGTTGCTAATGGGGTAACAGCACATGGATGGGGTAACCATGCTGATGCAGGTTATGCCACAGGAACTATTCCTACAGATTTTGTCTCTGCTAAAAATGGTGGAACGTTTAATGGTGCTATAACAATAGAACAAAATGGTGATGCACTTAATTTAAGATCCACAATAAATGGTCAACCTACTAATCTTACATTTAGTACTAATGTCCCTGATTCTCAAATTGGACATATTAAATATAGTCACTCAAATAGTGCTTCTTATGGTAGTGGTGAATCGTTTGTTATAGGTGGTACTGAAACAGATATCACAATACTTGCCGATGGTAAGTTAATGTATAAAGAAGGTATATATTCTAAACCTGCAAGTGGAACTGGAGCAGGAACAAGAAAAGATTCTAATTGGGATACTGCATATACACATAGTCAAGCAACTCATGCACCTACAGATGCTGAGAAAAACGTACAATCAGACTGGAATGCTACTTCAGGTGATGCGTTTATAAAAAACAAACCTAGTACGTTTGCACCAAGTAGTCACAATCATACTTCATTAACAGGAGTTACAAACTTGACATTTGCTGCACAATCATCAGATGCTGCATCTATAACAACAACTATAGATGGTACGCATACTTACTTTGATTTTAATTTAACTGATGACAATAATAATGATTGGTGGAGATGGAGATTTACACCTTCAGGAAGTACTCTTTATGATGCAATGGTTTTAAAACCTGCTAGTAATGGAAATGCAAATCTTATTGTTTCAGGAAATGTAACAGCAGATAACATTCCTACTTCCTATGCTCCTGTTGATGCTGAAAAGAATGTTCAGGCAGATTGGAATGCAACAAGCGGTGATGCTTTAATACTTAATAAACCAAGTCTAGCATTCAATACAATAATTGGTACTGATTCAGATATTAATACAAGTGGTGCAATAGTAATTGATCAGTTAAATATGACTGATGGTGTTATTCAATCACATTCTACAAGAACGTTAACTGCTGCAAATTTAGGAATATCTAAACCTGCTAAACCAGTTAACTTATCATTAAGTGTTGTAAATGATACTATTAATGTAACCTTTGAACAAGCTGGTGAAGCTAATCATGAGTATTTGGTATTTAGTGCTGTTAATGATAGTAGCTTTGGTTTAATATCAGTTTTTTCTCCTGAAGATTTTGCAAAGAATATGAGTGTTATAGATGACTCATTTACAGAATCAGGTAAAATACATTATAGAGTTTATGCTGTGAGGAATGGTATTTATTCCGATCCTTTGACAGCAGCAATTGATTATACTACACCAACTAATGATGTAGCAAATATATATACTGTTTCTTTAAATACAGCTCACTTTATTCAATGGGATCAACCTTCAATTAACTCAAGGTTTATAAACACTTATAAACTATATGGGCAAACTCATGCTGACAAAGGTTCTTTAAGCAAGGCTAATGCTACACTATTATATGATGGATTAAATACTTCATTTATGCATGCTGTATCAAAAGATGATAACTTTACTCAGTTTTGGGTTGACGTAATATATAATTAATATGGAAGAAAGTTTAGAATATTGGGAATTGCAATTAGAGCAATATAAAGCTGATTTAGAAAATGAAACTTCTATAGAAAATAGTGACTTAACTTTAAAAGTTTTACTAGAGAAAGGTATACTACATTGTGAAGAAAAAATAAAAAACTTAAAGAATGGCTAGATTTTCAAGCGCAATATTAGATAGAAATTCAGCTTCAGTTGTCACTGGTTGTTTTATGTCAGACCATGAAGGTACTCATACGTTAGGCCCTGTTCAAAAGGGAGGTATGAGTAATGCTATTGTTAATAGTGGATCAGGTGAATATGATGGTGGTGAAAGATGTATAGGTGGACATAATTCATATGATATAGATGGAGATATATTAATGACTTGTGGTTGGGGAGACGGTGTTGCTTTTAGAAGACTTAACAATGATGGGTCTATGACAAAACTATATCATGATAGTCATGCTTTATGGAGAGACACTGGTTCTACATATAATCACATGCAATCTGCAGCAATGGCTAAAGGCGTAGGAAAAGCCGTTGTAATGAGTTACAATGTATACGGTTATTCTATATTTGACTATAGAGGTGCTAAAGATGGTACAACTAATGGTGGTCTTGTAATTAGAGAAGATAGACCAACACACCCAAATCCAACAGACTTTATAGATCCATCCGGTACAAATTCAAGAGCTAACGGGTATGTTAGAAGAACAGGGTACTGGTATGCTGGTGGTTTATGTGCTGCTGGTGATTGGATATATGCAAGTGAACATGATGCAAGACATTATAGAAAATTTCCAAGAAGAAACTTGCGTACAGGAGAACAGCAAATGCTTGAATCTTCAGTATACAAATATGAGGGTTCTGCAACCAATGATAGAAATGGTTACCGTGCTTCTTTATCTTATGATGAAGTAAATGATAGAATGTACTATTGGAATTATGAAGGTAATGGTGGTTTTACAGTAATATTAAATGCATCAACATCCACACCTCAGACATTATGGTGTGATTTAGAAGATACAACTTCAGCTAATTCGGCTAAGACTGTCAATGGTTATAACAGAGATCCTGGTTTATTTATTGTAAATCCTAACTCAGAACCAAATATCATCATGTGTGGAGGGTATGATTATATACTAAAAGTAGATTACACACCGTGTTTTACCGGAGGAGTTCCAAATGTAATGGAAGCTAACGCACTAAACAATGTAACTACAAATGTTAATCAACCAGGTTATCTAAGAGTAGGAGCTAAGTATCAAAAAACAGAAGGAACGCCTACTGATAAGCTACCAGGTTCAAAGAATTTTATGTTTGTTGGTGCAGATAGAGGATGGGCAATGATGGACTTCTGCTATCATGACATAGGTACAGGTAAAACTTGGGCTAGTAAAAGAAGATCTAGTCATAAAGAAGATACAACTACTAACGGTAGAGGAAGTACTGCACAAAGTGACTATGGTCATTCACCTGTTTTAATGGAATCAGCAAATGGTAGTAAATACTGGATAAGATTGGGTTATGGTTCAGATGGTCATTCAATTAAAATACATAGGGAAGATCAACATCCGTATGAACTTATAGGTGATTGGGAAGTAACATATGGAACATTTACATTAGAAAACAATGCAAATGTTGATATGGTATTTTTACATAACATGGATTCATTTGTTATACCTGCTGATTGTAGCGTTAATGTACAAGTGTCTAATGATAATGGTTCAACGTATGAAGCTTATGATAAAGCATCAAATGAATCTCACGTGTTTTCTTCTACAGGGACACAATTAAAAGTAAAGATCTCAGCTAAAGGTTTTTATGACAAAAGCCCTTTTCGTGTTGAGGCTTCTGCTATGAGTGTAAATTATTCATCTATGCATGATGCAGCAAAAAGGACTAACATTAAACATAAACACAATAGAAAAAGACTAAGATAATGGCAACAACTACACCATCTAAAAGAGAATTAAACATAAGCGGAGAACAAATTGCATCTACGGATGTAATGACTCACTTAGGTAAAACGGTTGCTACAAAAGAATTTGTAACAACTTCTATAACAAATTTAATTGATTCAGCTCCTAATACATTAGATACATTAAATGAATTGGCTGCTGCACTTGGTGATGATCCAAACTTTGCTACAACAATATCTAGTCAGATTGGTGACAAACTTGATAAGACTAAAAATCCTATTGTATCAGCATCTGTAGATAATGATACTATAACTTTCACACATGCAGATGCTACAACATCTAGCGTTACAACTGTAGATAAAGATACTACTTATTCCGTAGGTGATGGTGGCCTAACTACCAAAAACTTTACAGCAGCATTAAAAACAAAATTAGATGGTATTCAAGCTGGTGCAAGGGTAGATCAAGATCTTAGTCCTATAATTGAGAATGCACATGCTAACTACTCAATGAGTGGTGGTGGGACTGTTACTTGGACTGGGTCTACATTAAAATGGTCAAGTAGAATTATATGTATACCTGTAAGTAAAAACTTTAGTACTAATGGACACATAGATATTCCAGCTAATACAGGTATTCAAGTTCCAAGTTGGCACGGTGTATATTGGGTACATCAAGCAGGTAAAGCATATAATACAGGAAGCCTTAAAGTTCTTGATTACAATGGAGCTTCAGTTCTTCCTGATGAAGAATGGTTACTGATAGCTCAACATAATGCAGATACAGGATCTTTAAAGTGGATGCCGGGTGTTATAATATTACCAAATGATACAGACTATAATGCTGATAGTGGTTTAACATCTTGGCAAACTGGACCTAGAGGACTTAAAGGTGATAAAGGTGATAAGGGTGACGCAGGAACTGATGGGACTGACGGAACTGATGGAACAGATGGGGCAAGAGGACCCAAGGGGGACAAAGGTGATCCAGGTACAAATGGTACTGACGGTGTTGATGGAGGTAAAGGTGCAAAAGGTGATAAAGGAGATCCAGGAACGAATGGTACAGATGGATCAGACGGTTCACGTGGATTACCTGGAGCAGATGGAACTAATGGTACCGATGGTACAAATGGAACTGATGGAGCTAAAGGGGATAAAGGAGACAAGGGTGATCCTGGAACTAATGGAACTGATGGGACTAACGGATCAAAAGGAGATAAGGGAGATAAAGGTGACCCTGGAACAAACGGAACAAACGGAAAAGACGGAATAGACGGGACAAATGGCACAGACGGAACAAATGGATCAAAAGGAGACAAAGGAGACAAAGGTGATAAGGGAGATAAGGGAGATACTGGTGATACTTTAGCTGTAACATCAAATGCTAATAATAGAGTAATTACAGCAACAGGTGGATCAACTGTACAAGCAGAATCAAACTTAACTTTTAGTGGTACTACTTTAGGAATTGCCGGATCTGGTATTTCTTTTGATGGAGTAACTATGAGATTTACAGTATAATACTAAATCAATGGATTTAACAACTTTAAGAGAATTAAAACATAATGAGTTTTCTGAACCACAAGGAGACTTAGTTGCTAATATCCAAGTTAAAGGTACTAGTTATAATGCTAATGATACCGGGGTTGGATATATCCGTTGGATAAATAGAGAAGGAAAACAACAAGGAGAAAACGTTGGAGGTAGAGGAATATCCTTAGCAATTTTAGATCATGGTACTATGGAGCTTGTAACTTCTATTAGAAGATATGACGTATATGGTTCAGAACTTGAGAGAGATAATTTGGCAAAAAAATTAATGGATATACAATCAGGTGAATTAGGAAATGTCATTTATTGTATGTCTTCTTTTGATGCTATAGGAACTAATTCAGGTCTTGCAGATGCAATGAATTTAGTAAGAGCTAACCACTGGTTTAAATTACCAGGCTTACCAAATGGACCAACTCACAGGCATCCATACGCTGCAATAGGAACAAGCAGATTAGGAATTATAAAAGAAGCATTACACTCAAATACAAGTGGTGCAGATGCAGCTTACGTAACATTTTCAGTATCTGATGATTGGGATATGCTAGGAGCTGAGGGATATGGTCCAGAAATTACAAATGGAGAAAGCATAGTTGAAATAAACTATGCCAGTACAGGATACGGTTTTCATCATAAATATTTTACTATAGATGAAACAGGTAGAAACTCCTTGTATGATGGAGAATATGTTAGAATGACAGGTCAACAAAAAGTTAGTCTAGATAGATTAAACGCAGGTGGTAAAGTAACTTCTTATTTTTGGAGTGCATCAGATACAGATGGTTGGATTAGATCTTCTGCTGTTAGTAATTATTCTGTAGAATGGGAAACATTTGAGCTTTTTTATAGATGGGATAGAGCAGCAGATACAGCAAGTGGAAGTAATACAGGAAACGCTGCAGCTAAATATTTAAGAACTGGTCATTATCATATGCCTAGTAATATAGATACAGGTGTTTCCTCTATAAGAAATATACAAATTCAAAGATGTGGATTTAAACCACAAACTAAAAAGACAGTCTGTTTGCAAAATAATGTAATGTCAGCTAGACATATATCAGAGCATATAGGTTTTAAGCTAGGAGATGCTACATCATATTATAACCTTTGGGCATCAGATAGAAACTTAACTAATCAACCAAATTTAGGAGATTCAAGACTTGGGTCTGGTTTTGATTCACAAGATGTAAGATGGTTTGATAGGACACTTACAGCAAGAAATGAATATTCTATCCATGAAGGTAAAAATCTAACAAGTGATTCTAATAGATACAATGATATAGGTTATGTTAACATAGATTCTAATAAAATGTATGTAGGATTAATATGGATGAATTGTAAAGAAAAAACCGGTGGTAATAATTATTTTGGTACGCATACACGAAGTAATGGTTCACAAGTACCTACATATGCTTATTCTGGCACTGGTAATACAACAAATCCTTACTCACATTATCCGGCATATTATAATATAGAAAAGGACAAATGGTCTTTAATGGCTTATTGGTTTTTACCACATTGGTTTACTGATGCTCAAGGAAATGAATTTTATAGTAAAAATTGGTGTAGGGCTTTTGGTAATTATGAAAATGGAAGTGCAGATAATTTAACTAAAACTTTAGGTAGTGTAGGAGCTAACGGAGGTAATATTAGAGTATCTAGATTTAAAGAATCAGATGATCAAATACATTTAAGATGGTTGGATTATTATAATGGTACTAGACAACATAAAACATGGTGGGCTTTACCTGGTATATATGAAGTAGATCCTATGGATATACAAACATTAGGACAGTTACATGGTATAGATATAAAAGAAGTATCAAATGAAAAATAATAACGAATATATGTGCACTGAATGTGGAGGAACTTCTAGTGGATGTTCTGAAAATGAATGTTTAGTTTCACTAAATCAAAACTTACAATAAAATGGCAGATTTAAAACAAGGAACAACAGTAGGTGGTAATGAAGTATTACACACTGGTAATTTTAACACAGCAAACTTTCCACAGTTTGTAGGTGCAACTGGCGGCCAAGGACCTAAAGGAGACAAAGGTGACGCAGGTGCCAAAGGAGATGCAGGTGCCAAAGGAGATGCAGGTACAAACGGATCAGACGGTGCCAAAGGAGACAGGGGAGCTAAAGGAGATGCTGGAGCTAAAGGAGATGCTGGAGCTAAAGGAGACAAAGGGGATACTGGTGATGCTGGAGCAAGAGGTGCTAAGGGTGACAAAGGAGATACCGGAGATGCTGGAGCTAGAGGGCCAGCTGGGACAGATGGAGCAGCTGGAGCCAAAGGTGATAAAGGTGATGCAGGTTCAAGAGGTCCGGCAGGAACAGCTGGGGCAGACGGTGCAGCTGGAGCTAGGGGACCCGCTGGAGCAGCTGGATCAGATGGTGCAGCTGGTGCAAGAGGACCAGCCGGGTCAAAAGGAGATACAGGTGCAGCCGGAGCTGCTGGAGCAAGGGGTCCTGCAGGTGCAAAGGGAGACACAGGTGCAGCCGGAGCAAAAGGAAATACGGGTAATACAGGACCTCAAGGACCTGCTGGGCCACAAGGGCCTGCTGGTAGTAACGGTACTAAAGGAGCAACTGGAGCAACTGGACCTCAAGGGCCACAAGGACCCGCTGGTGCAGATGGTGGTGGATTTGAAGTAAGTTATGACGGTCAAAAACCAGCAGCAATAACAGGATGGGTTGTTGATAGTAGAGCTATGTGTATTACAGTAACTTTGGAAGATGGTACTCAATTTGGGGTTGCAATGTGTAATATAGAAGGAAAAAGATAATAAAAGGAAATTAAAATTAATTTACTATATTTGTATAATAACAAATAAATCAAATGCGTCATGGCAAAAAAATCAACAAAAAAAGCAGCACCGGTTTCTAAAACTATTACAAGTAGTGAGTTAGAAACTTTACAAGGATTGCAAAAAAGCTTATCAAATGCTATAAATAATTTAGCTAACATTGAAATAGCTAAATATGAATTACTGCAAGATCATGCAGAAATGAAATTAGAAATGCAAAAGTTCACTAGTACATTACAAGACAATTATGGTCATGTTAATATATCTCTAGCTGATGGATCTATTACAGAAATAGAAAAAGTAAAAGAATAATCTATACTATACTTTTTTAATATATCCTATTTTACTGCTTAATAGTATTCAAGCTTCTTGTTTGTTTACAAAAACTTTTGTATATTAAAGTAGTATACTAGTTAGTTTAATTAGTAGTAAAATAGGATATTTATGTTACCAAAGACTGAAACCAGCACAGCACCGTGCTCAAATATATCTTCTAATTGTGTTATTTGGCAAGGACCAAATATCCCATGTATTGATTTGTGTACAGGTGATACAGTCTCTGATGTAATAGCTGCCCTTGCCCAACAACTTTGTGATCTAGTAATACCTGAACCAAATTTAGATGGTTTAGATTTACTATGTACGCTTCCAGCAGGACAGTCTCAACCAGATACAGTTAAGGACGTACTTCAATTTATCATAGATTATATTTGTGATGAAGAAGATGAGCCCGGTTATCAATTACCTATTATACCACTTCCTGCTTGTTTATCTCCTTATACAGATGACCAAGGAAATCAATTTACATCATTACCATTAGATCAATATGCAATACTGCTTGCTGATGAGATATGTACTTTGATTCAAGCAGTACAAATTATTCAAGTTACATTAGCAGATCATGAAATTAGATTAACTATTCTTGAAGACTGTGTTTTAGATGCAGATGGTAATTGTAGTATAGGAGGAGGAGATCCTCAAGTTTTTTCAAGTTGTATATTAGAAAATCAAACAATAGCAGCATCTGTATTATTAATAGCTTTAGAAGAGAGATACTGTGATTTAGAAACTGCAGTAGGTGCACCTCCATTAATTGGAAATGCTGTAAATCAAGCAAGCTGTGTAACAAGCTCTGAACCTATGCTTTCATCACCAGGAACATATGGTGGTGTAGCTGGATGGGTAGCTTCACCTACAACCCTAGCACATGCTGTGGGAAATGCTTGGATTGTCATATGTGATATGCACCAAGCAATACAAGATATACAATTAAATTGCTGCCCTGGTGTATGTGATTCAATAATCTTTGATTTTGATTCTGAAATAATAGTTAATAATTCAGGTAATCCAACGGGTGTAGAATTAACTTTTCAAGGATCAGTTATACCATCTGGATGGAATGATTGTGGAGGAAGTACAACAATAACAATAACTGATTCTAATGGTGTTACAGCACAAGACGTATTTTCATTTGTAAATTATGCAGGCACAACAACACCTTATATTTTTGATTTAACAAATACTAGTTTAACAACAGTAGGTACACTAACTACTTCAATTAATTTTTGTATTACAGATGGTCAGGATACATGTGATGCTGTAGTAACAGATACAACTGAAGGTGCTCTACAATGTCCAGAAAATGTTCAGGTGGTTGATATAGATGAAAATGCTGGAACAGCAAGCATAACCTTTAATCATTATTTAGGTACAGCTGCAGTATATTTATTTGTTGTTACTAATACAGATAATAATACTCAACTTACTTCATTTAGTCAAAGTGGTCTACCAGTAAATGCAACAATACAATTGACAAATTTAGTTGATGATACAAATTATTCGGTTGCAATATCTGTTAGCTTAAATGGTAATGAAGTAGGATGTAATCCTGTTACATTTAATGTACCTTCAATAGGAATTTCTCCTGGTGACAATATTACAGCAGGAGGTAATGCAGGTGAGTATCTAATAGGATTTACAGTTGGTACTGGTCCTGGTACATTACGTGTTATGTTTGATGCACAAGGTGTTCCAGATAGAATACAAGCAATATATAGCTCTGCCTCAAATGATATAGCTTTAGGACAAGTAGTAGCAGACTCTTTATATGTAGGTGATAGTGTAACTGCTACTAATCCACAGAACGGGGTTTATCAAGGTCTAGATCAATTTAATTATGTAGGTGCTGGTAATGGAAATGCTGGAGGACAAAATGAATGGGATCAGACAGGAACGGGAACAGTAACAATTCAAATAATAGACTCTATCGTTTGTAATAATACAACTTCTAAAACAGTTGCTAATCCAAATGGACAGGCAAGAGGTGGTTCAAATAACTTCCAGATAGGAGGTACTGGTCAATGTTTTGGTGAAACACCAAATACTTGTTTACATAGTGATGGTCATTTTGAATTTAGTTTTACTAAAGCCCAATCAACTAGTAGTGTAGTATGGATTAGAATAACGTCTCCAGGAGGTACAAATGGTGGAACAACTTCATGGACTATTGATGACAGTGAATTTATATAAAATATTAAAAAATTAAAAATGGGAGATAGGGAAGATAATAACAATATAAAACAACATGATTGTGGTTGTTCTAATATACCATGTGGTTGCAAAGATGTAACTCCATCTGGTCCTTGTGGTTACAGTTTATGTACAACAGGAAATGAAAGGTGTCATGATGTTCAGTGTACTGAATGTGTAAGTTATTGTGGTAGTACTTTTCAAATAGAGACCGCATCTGGTTTATTAAAAATTCAATCAGGAGAAAGATTAGATCAAATTGTACAAAAATTTGCTTTAATGATTGCTAACGGTTTAGGAGCATGTACTGCAGATAATGTACATCATGCACCATATAACGTTTATTCAGAAGCAGTGAATAATAACAAACTAACAATTGTTTGGGATGGTATATCTTCTTTAAGTACAGGATTTAATATTTATTTTGATACTGTTGTAACACCAACAGGATGGGTTCAAGCAAATACAGCAGTTATAGTTCCTACAGAAACAACATTTGAAGTAACTAATCTATTACCAGACACAGAATATAAATTTAAAATACTTGCAATTGCAGGAGCATCAACATGTTCTTCTGTAGAAATTTTAGTAAGTACATTAGCTTAACAACAAGAAGTAGTGGTTTGTTGGTTTTCTACTACTGACGTTGGAGAAGGTCCCTACGGGGGCCTTCTTTTTTTTTATAAAAATTTTTAATATATTTGGAAAACCTTTAAATTTTTATTATGGCAAGCATAAAGCAAAAAGTAAAAGAAAGTTTAAAATGGAAAAAGCATCCTTCTATCAGTAGTAAAAGACTGGGTATTAGTGAAGCTGAGTACATTAAACTTAAAGAAGAAGTATTACAAGAAAGAAAAACTGAAAGGAAAAAAGATAGAAAAAAACGTAAGTTTTTTGGTTTAGCATCTAAAAATGCTGAAATAGCAGAAGCAATAGATTTAGAAAAAGGAGAGGGTAAGATATCAGGTACCTTTGATCATGAACCTAAAAGTGCAGAAGAAATAATTCAATTGCTAAAAATAGATACTGATAAGTGGAAGCTGTCTCAGTATTGGAATAAACAAATGGGTGATCACTGGAGAGTATCTGCTTTAGTATCACAAGTTAAAAATCCAGAGGAAAAACTATTTAAAGAGCTTCTAGAAAGATGGAAGCCTAAGACTTATACAATACCATCATCAAAGATTAAAAAGAGCAACAGAGAGCTTGTATGTGGTGTTATGTCTTTACAAGACATTCATTTTGGAAAAGAAGGTAATGATACAATAGATAAAGACTTTGAAGATACAGTAAAAAATCTTATACAAAGAGCAGTTACTTCACACTATATAGAAAAAATGTATTTTGTTGTAGGTGGTGATTTAATAAACATGGACACATTTGATGGTACAACAACAAGTGGAACTGGTCTAGATAACTGTATGTCTGCAACAGAAGCTTATATGCAGGCATTTGATGCTATGCACTGGGCTATTAATTATATCAAAGCTTTTTGTAAGGAACTAGTAATTGTATATGTACCTGGAAATCATGACAGATTATCTTCATTTCATTTGGTACATGCTTTAGCTAACTCTATAAAATCAAAAGAAATAGTTTGGGATATTAAATATGAGGAAAGAAAAGTCCATGTATTTGGTAATAACTTTAACGCTTTTGAACACGGAGATAAAAGAAGTAAAAATAATCCTTTAATATATGCTAGTGAATACCCCAAACAATGGGGAGCTACTATAAACAGATCATTATTCAAAGGACACATTCATACAGATAGAAGAGTAGAATATATGACTTCTAATGAAACAGCAGGTTTTATAGAAAAAACTTTACCTAGTCTGGGTAAAACGGATTATTATCATTACTCTAATAAATATGTATGTAATAGAAGATCCGGTAAACTAGAACTACAACACCCTATAATGGGTAACATTTGTGAATTAACCTATCAAGCAATCTAAAGAACAGCACGTGAAACTTTCATAAGTGCTGTTTTTTTTGTAAATTAATAATATAAACTATGATTAGTAATTTCAAAAAACCTGATCTGACAGCTCCTAGATATAGGAGAAAGACTTTAGGTTTACTAAACAAAGAAACATTTAAAGAATTTAAAGAGAAGAGACCATTATACTCTAATATAAATAATACTAAATTAAAACAAATAATAAAATTATATAATAGAGGATTATGGGAAGGCGTAATAAAACATAGAGACGGAGTGGAAATGCCAGATTCATTAGGTTATTTGTTTATAGGAACTTGCCCACCGGCAAAGAATGTAAACATTGATTATTCCAAATCAAATGAATATGGTAAGGTACTGAGAAATAAAAATTGGAATACGGACGGTAACATTGGTAAAATATTTTATACAAATTGGTCAACAAAATATAGATTTAAAAATAGAGAGCTGTGGTCATTTGTTGCCTGCAGAGATTTTAAAAGATCAGTTGCACAAGAATATCCAACTAACTGGACAAAATACATTAAGATGCAAAACAAAATGAAAGTTTCACATCTGTATGATCCAAATTCAGAAAGTACTAATAACAAACTTAAGGACTATGATGAATTTGAAACATAAACATCATGACAAGTATAGGATCAGTAATATCAAGAATAAGAGGTCAAGTTAAAGCAGAAGTACAAGATGCTTTTGTTACCGACAGATATGTATATAGCTTGATACAAAAGTTTGCACAACTTCTAATCAGAAGACAAGACAGTGCAAATAAGCTTATGAAATTTAATGCAATATGGAAATCACTCCCATTTATTGAATTAATAGAAGTAGACAAAGTAGAGGCAGAGTGTACAGGTATACAATCTGGATGTACAATAAAACGTACAAAGATTAAATTACCTAATATGTTGCAAGGTTATTGGGGACCACTAATTAGAACAGTAAGTTCTATTGATGGATCTATTGAGCTACAAGCAACTCATCCCGGTACTTATACTTCTATGACTAAAACAACATCTTTTAGATATAACAATCAAAAATATTTTTGGTATTTGAACGGCTATTTATACTTCCCAAATATAGAATGGGATGCAATAAAGCTAGAAGGTGTTTTTGATGATGATATATCTGATTGGTTATGTAACTCAGAAGATGATTGTAAGCCAAGGTATGAACATGAGATGAATATACCAGAAGCATTGTTTGCAGAAATAGAACAACAGGTTCTTGCTGTAATGATGAATACACTAAAGATACCAGCAGAAGATTCAGATAACAAAATTAATTTACATAGATAATGGCAATATCACATAAATACAGAACGTTTGATAGTTTAATGGAAGATGTATCTATTGATTTTTCCAGCTATGCGTTAGATGGAATGATAGATTCTGCTCAGTTGATTAAAGTAGCAACAAGAGTAAACTATGACTTAGGAATAAGGATTCATAGAACAAAACAAGTAGTATTAGACATAGAGCATGGAAAAGCTAAACTACCACATGATTTTGCATATTTAAATTATGCATTTATATGTGGCAGCTATACAGTACAACAGAGTATGCCATCAGGCACACATGTAGAAGATGTTGCTGTAGATTATGTTCCTGCTCCAGGTAGCTCAGGTCCATGTGAAGATCCTGGGTGTAATGATGTATGTATAGTAAAAGAATGTGATAATGGAACAGGCCATAAATTAGTACAAAAAGTAGGAGCCGGGGAGTATAGAAGTTATACTGCTTTTGAGTCTTTACGTATAGCTAACGTCAATGATGCTACATGTGATTGTCCTAATATTAATGTACGGTCTGAAATGGTAGGAGAGATTAAAGATGGTTTTTTAAAAACAAACTTTAAGACCGGTAAAGTATATATTAATTTTCAAGGTGCAATGGAAGATGCTGATGGAAGACTATTAGTTTTAGATCATCCATATTGTAATGAATATTATGAATATGCATTAAAACAAAGAATATTAGAAAACATGATTTTTAATGGAGAAAATGTTAGTAATCAATTAGGCCTTATAGAAGGGAGATTAAGAGCTTCAAGAAATAATGCATTGTCATTTGTTAACACCCCTGATTTTGCAGAGCTTAAAAAAATGTGGGAAGTAAATAGAAAAGCACAATACCACAATTATTACAATATGTTTAAAAGCGGACCTACATTAGGATAAAATCATGGCAAAGAAAAGAAGAGCACGCTCACAAGCAGCACAACCAAGAATGCAAAACACGTCAAGTGTTGACATCAGGACTTTTTTAAAAGGAATGGTGAAAGACACTAATGCTTCTTTTCAAGCAAAAGAATCATGGTCTCATGCAAGAAATGCTATAAATAATTCAGTTGATGGTGATATTGCTACATTGGGAAATGAACCAGCAAATATAGAATGTGGTAGTGCCCCTTATACAATAATAGGAGCAATTCACTTATATGCAGATCAATGGGTTATTTATTCTACTAATGATACAAATTCAGAAATAGGTAGGTTTGATGATAGCATGTGCAAATATGAAATAATTGTTAATGCACCCTGTCTTAATTTTAATAGAAACTATTTAATACAAGGAGCAGCTAAAGAAAATTTTGATTGCACTTGGTCAACTTATTGGGATGATGGTAATAATCCATCTAGAGTTTTAAACATAGACAACGTACCATGGAAACAAATAGTAACTTCAGGAAATGATCCCTGTGTTATCTATGAGGACACAACAGAATTAGATTGTGAAAAAATTAGATTAGCACCTTTATTAGACACACCTTGCGTTAACCTTTCAAAAGCAGAGAGTGGTGGTCAATTAAGAAATGGAATGTATCAAGCATTCATAGCATACACAGTTAATGAGCAAAAAGTAACAGACTACATAGGTATCTCAAATCTTCAATCATTATTTGATCACCAGGGAACAAGCGGTGGTTTATCTATCAATGTATCAAACCTAGATAAAGAATTTGATTTTTATGAGTTAGTAATACTTTCTAATAATCAAGAAGCACAAGTAGCAAAAAGAATAGGTTTATACAGTACAGAAACACAATTTGTAGAAGTTGATTATATAGATCCTTCTTTGGTAACTGTACCTTTAGAATTAATTCCTTTACGCAATCCAGCATATGAAAAATCAGATGCTATGTTTGTAGTAAATGATTACCTAATACGTAAAGGTCCTTATGAACAGTTTGATTTTAATTATCAACCTTTAGCAAATAAAATAAAAGCAAAGTGGACAATAGTAGAATATGAATCAGATTATTATCTAAAAGGTGGTAACAAGACTGGTTTAATGCGTGATGAACAATATGCTTTTTTTATTAGATGGATATATAATACAGGTGAAAGATCTTCATCTTATCACATACCGGGTAGAGCACCAAGAACTAATGGATTTACTCAGTTTCAACAATCTATAAATGAAACAGGAAGTGCAACGGGAAATTTAAATGCATTATCTATTGATGAAAAAAATTGGCAAGTTTACAATACAGCTCAGAAATTACAGACTACTAATGTACCACTTGTTGATGGTGGTGTTTTAATAGCAAATGGAGATATGGGTTATTGGGAGTCAACAGAAAAATATAATCCTATTAGACCAGATATTTGGGAGGATTTATGTGGCTTACCTATAAGACATCATAAAATGCCAACGGAAGAAACAGCAGATGAAGTGCGTTTAACAAATTCTGATGCAACTAAAATTAGAATACTAGGTGTAGCGTTTGAAGACATTCAAGCTCCAGTCAACAATGATGGTAACCTAATAGAAAATATAGTTGGTTATGAAATATTAAGAGGATCAAGAGAGGGTCAAAGATCTATTCTTGCAAAAGGCTTGCTTAGAAATATGAGGGAATATGATATTCCTGAAGGTGGTCAAACAACAGGTACAGGTTCTAAAGGTTTGTATCCTAATTATCCATACAATGATTTAAGACCTGATACATATTTTCACAATGGAAATAGTAACTATAGAACTGATGGTCAACATAATTATACACAATCAAAAGCTGCTTTTGCTCCTTTAACTGGATATAAAAAAGATGTGTTTACTTTTCACGCACCTGATTTAATGTTTAGAAAGCCTTTTTTAAATGCTTATGAAACAAGAATTTATGGTGAGTTAAGTGGTGAAGCAAATGGTTACTTTGTAAAATCAGAAAATCACCCACAAAATAAATTAATAAGAAATGGAGCTGCTTTGATAGCAGGTCTTGTTGGTGTTGGTTATGCTATTTCTGCAGTAAAAGGTCAAGAGACTTATGAGTATACAGGACTATCAAATGGGATGTCGGGTGTATTTCCTGATTTAGTAGGTGGTTTTGCTACTTCAATTCCTGGTACTGGTTATTTAACATCAGTAGCTGCTAGTGCAGCCGGTGCGGGGGTTGCAGTTGCTAAAAATGCTATTGGTAATGCTTTATTAAATGAACTACTTAGTGACCTTACAAGTATTGCGTCTTTATATAGTGGTGGTGGTTTTGCTAATAAATTAAATTTACAACTCCAAAATGTTGCAAACAATGGATTTGCTTCTATACCTGGGGTTGATTCTGGTCAATACAATACAAAGTATGAAATTAAAAATCCAACAGGTGCAATACCAACTGTTATAAATGTATTCTTATCTGCTATTATAGCTAGAACAAACATAGCAATAGGTGCACAAGAAATTATAGATTTATTTTATAATATGGTAAAAGAGCAAGACTTTGCTTTCAAACACAACTCTCATGGATTTTATTATGAATTTAAAAGGTTATTAGATTCTCAACAATATAGAACTAAAACAATAAATGCAAACTATGTAGGAGGTAGTTTTCAAGAGTTTAATGGCTATAAAATAAATAACTTATTTAGACCTTTAACTGTAGCACTTGCTACAGAAGATGAAGTAGATATTCCTACAGTAGTTGATAAATCTAGGTATCAAATTGGTGGAGACGCAGACAGTGATACAGGTGATACTTATCTTAGGAGACCAGGTCAAGAAAGAAAAAGAAATATATCCGCTTTATATGGCGGAATTAAATTTGAATTTGAAAATCAATATGGTCAATTAGATGGTATAAAACAAATTCATATGAGAGGTTGTATTGAATTAATAGAACCCGTAAGCACTCAACAAAAATTTAATTCACAGCCTATTTTTTCTGGTGATACCTATGTGGGTAGATTTACTGAAAAAACGGTAATGCCAATTTTTACAGATTTCTTAAATGGTCAACCTAATGAATTTGCTTATGACTATTTAAAAAGAGTTAATATTCCTTATCCAAGATTTTGGATGGATACTAGAAAGTTTGATACAGCTGAGTTAGCTAGTGAGATTATATCATTAGGTTTAACCAACTCTGAAAATGCAATGCCTAATGATTTGTTTTATTTAGACAGAGGAACAAATAGTACAGCTTCAGGTCTGCAAGCAGTGTTTGGAAACGGATCTGATCCTAACCATGCATTTGCAATGACATACGCTTATATGTATACTCACGTAAATGGAGTTCAAGATTTTTATGTAGAATCAGAGTATAATTTAGCACAAAGAGATTGGGGTGATAATAGTTACGAAAGACACTATGATGAATTTAGTTTCACTGATAAAGATGAAATGTTTCATGCTGATCATATTAAAAAAGGCAATCTTTATAAATATGATTTGTCACTAAGTCCGTCTAAATTTGTAACACAAGTAGTATCATTTGGATCTGTACAGCCAAGAGACTATGATCCGTATGTTGCTGAAAATTGTTATCAGTATTATCCTAAAAGATTGCTATACTCTTTACAAGCTAAGCTTGAAGCAAAGAAAGATTTTTGGAGAGTTTTCTTACCAAATAATTATAAAGACTTTAAAAGTAAAGTAAATGTAATTAAACCAATAAGTAAGACAGGAGCCTTAATTCTTTTTCCTTATCAATCACCCAAAATGTTACAAGGTGTTGATACACTACAAACAGATATGGGTACTAAATTAACAGTAGGAGATGGTGGTTTATTTAATCAACCTTTTCAAAATATTGTTAATAGTGATTTATCTAATGAATATGGTTCATCCGAAAGTGCACGAGGTGTGGTAAATACACCAATGGGAGTGTTCTTTGTATCTCAAGCACAAGGTAAAATATTTCATTATACAGGTAAGTTAGAAAATATAGCCAACAATGGAATGAAGCAGTGGTTTAATAAATACCTTCCTTCTATTTTAATAAGACAGTTTCCAGCATTGGAACAAAGTCCTTTAAGTGATAACCCTATTAAAGGTGTTGGTTGTCAGACAATATATGATCCTAACTATGACATAGTTTATTTTACTAAAACTGATTATAAACTTAGAGAAAGTTATTTATGTGATGATGGAAGAAGTGGATATGACCCTTTTAGAACAAAAGGACCACAGGGTGGTTGTGTAGAATTTAATACAATAACTAATTCATTTATATATTTTCCTGAGACTGGTGGAGAGATTGAAATTGAAATTGGAGATCCTGTATTTTTTCAACAAGCTTCATGGACAGTTTCATATGATCCTAAAACAAGAGCATGGATATCTTTCCATGATTGGCACCCTGAGCTTGTAATACCTAGTATAAATCATTTCTTTACTACTAAGACTAGGTTGTCTGATGGCACCGGTGGTATATGGAGACACAATGCTACATGTGCACAGTATGTTAATTACTACGGTAAAGATTATCCTTGGGAAGTTGAAATTATAGAAAATACTGGTAACAAGGTTAATACATTACGTAGTGTTGAATACATGCTTGAATCATATGTATATGGTGGAGATTTATTAAATGGTTGTGCTGATGATAGATGGCATGATTTAGACTTTAATTTTGATGAAGCAATAATACATAATACAGAACAAGTATCAGGTCTTTTAAAATTAGACTTGACTCCTAAGAATGATCCTTTTGCTATGGTACAATATCCTGTGATTGGTTTTAATGATATGAGAATATTGTATTCTAAAGAAGAACAGAAATATAGATTTAATCAGTTTTGGGATGTGACTATGGATAGAGGTGAATTTAGTACTGTTCAACAGAATATCTTTATCACTCAGGTAAATGGATACATTAGAGACTTAAATAACGCAAATCTTAATTATGCTAAGGAAGAAACTCAACATAAAAGATTTAGACATTATTATAATAAAGTATTATTAAGAAGAAGAATTTCAGGTGATAGAAAAATGCTTTTAAAGCTAGCTACTACTAAACTAAATTTATCAATTAGATAATGGCAAATAAAAAAAGTATAGGGCTACCAGGGGGACCAAATGAATACATAACACATGTATCAGAAATGTTTAGTACAGAAGGATATAAAAGAAATAGTCCTGATGTAAACAATCCTTATAACATCATACCATCAAGTAATATTACTATGGAAGGTGTAGATTTTCCAGTTAGGGGATATGGAAACAATGGTGTTGTTCATGATATGAAACCTGGGGTAAAGAACTATAACTACGGAGATGCAGATCATGTTATTGAAGTCCCTTTAGCACAAAGAGGAATAGAAATGTTTCAGTCAAAGGGTGAATATAAAGTAGCAAGTGGAGATACATTTTATGGTATTGCTAATAAAAATAAAATACCATGGGAAGCATTAAAAGAAGCTAACCCTAATTTAGATTATGAAAATTTAAAGTTAGGTCAACAATTAGTATTACCAAATAAAATAGATAGGTCTCCTCCTATACCAAAAGCAGGAGTGTCTAAAAATTCTAATGTATTAGACTATAATGCTTTATCTAATTATTTAGTAGACACTAGAGGAGGAACAGTAGATACGTGGGGTCAATTAGCAGATACAATTGCTTATCATGAATCAAGCCCTTGGTCAAGAATGGATCCAAAAGCTAAACAATATCAAGGTGGACCTGGTAGAGGTTTATTTCAATTTGAAGGTGAGTCATTTGATACAGCATTAAAAAGATATAAAAATGTTGCAAACGCAAAAGGCTTTACTATAAAAGATAGTATTATAAATGCTAAATCAGCTGATCAACTATCTTCAGAAGATCAGTACGCATTATTTTTAGCAAATTTAATTGAGTCAAAAACAAAGCTTTCAGATTTTGTAGACGGTAATATATCTTCTTTAGACGTATGGTTAACGGGTCATAAAAATGTAGAGGCTGATGGAGACAGAGCTAGTTTCTTAGAAAGTAAAAAAGCTGCAGAAAAAGAAGGTATTAAGAATGGATATAAAACATTTCAATATGGTAACGGTGAAGAAAGATATGCTGTAGCACAAGATAATACTAGAATTGTTAGACCTAGATATAATGTTTCACCTAATTTAGATTTTAAAAAAAATACAGCATTACTAGACTTTTTAGCTGATGATAATCCTAATCAAGTTAATGATACTCTTATAAATGAAAGAAGAGTTGCACAAGATAATACAGCTATAAGTAATAACAAATTAAATAAATTAGCATTACTTCCTAACTCAGAGCCAATGTCTGAGGTTGATTTTGAAAAGTTGATGCAAGAAATATCAGAAGAAGAAAAATTAGTAGATACACCATATAACAGTCCTAATCTTACAGCTGACTTTATTAAAAAGTCCAATGAATATTCAAGAGGTTGGAAAGATATGAGTGAAGCTAGTGAAAAAGAAATTGAAGATTTACAAGAAGTGTTATTAGAAAAAGGATATAACATTGGTAAAACTGGTAAAGATGGTGTATACGGACCTAAAACATATCAGGCTCATGAAGCCATGGTGGATGATTTAAATTTAAATCCTACAGCAATATCTAGATATCATAACAAGTATTCTATAGACACTGAAAAAGAAGTAATGGGTATTCAACAAAAACTTGTTGATGAAGGTTATCTTTCCCCTACACTAACTAATAGAAATGCAAGTAGCATTGATGGAAAATTTGGTGATCAAACTAAAGAGGCATTGGATGCATATAACACAGCAAATACGCAAGAAGATCCTCAAGCTCAAGTTTTTAATTTTATACCAAGCAAACTAGATGAGACAAGATGTGCAGCTGGTATGTGTACTATACTTGAAGGAAATGAAGTAATGACAGAGGCGTTGGGTGTTAAATATAAAGATGCTTGGGACATATTTGAAAACATGGACAAAAGTGAAAATAGTAATACTGTTTTTAATATATATGATGATACTGCATTTCAAAATGTTAACTCAGTAGCAGATCTTAAAAGAGTTACTAAAGAAGTAAAAAAGAGAAAACAAACAAAAGCATCAGATTATAAAATAGGTGATATAGTTGGTTTGTATTGGGATGGTTCAAGTCATCATCAAGAAACACTAAACTCTAAAACTCATAATACTCATAGCGGTTTTGTTTCAGATGTAGTTGATGGTATTCCAATTATCACACATAATGTTAACGGTTCTGTTTTACAACAACCATATAATGAACTAGTTACTGGATGGATAAAAAGACCAAATGAAAATCTTGAGATTAAGTCAAGATATAATGTTGATGGAATAGAAGATATAGAAGTTAATGATTTAGCAATACAAAATTTAGCATTTAGATATTCTGGTTCTGATGGTAAAAATGTTGAGTATCAAGGAGCCAGGCTTGAGCAACTTCAAAATATATTTAAAAGAACAAAATATAACTCTTTAAAGATTCCTGAGATATTAAATTCTTCGGTAGATCCTAAATGGCTTGAGTCAACTGTTATTGGTATAACAGGTGTTGAAACAGGTGTTGGTAGTAGTGTCCCAAGATCAAGAGATGATGTTACTACAGGAACTTTAAAAAATGTTGCTAGAGGTGTATTTTATGATATTGAAGGGAAAGAAGATAAAGATATTTCATTAGGTATTGGTAAAACCAAACTTGCTTCATTAGACGCTTTTGCAAAAAAGTATTTTGATATTAATAGTGTAGAAGACCTTAAAGATGACAATAAAGGTTTAGATGCAATAACATATACGATAACTAAAAACTATGAGCTTTTTAAAGACTATGCAAAAGAATATCCTTCATTAGGTTTAACAGAAACTGATATTAGAAATATGTCCATCTTAGCATATAATCAAGGAGCTAACAGATTATTAAAAACAGGGCGTGTAGATGATAATAGAAGTTCAAGTGAAGAAGTAAAAGCTTTAAGAGATTTATATGATGCTACATTATTAGATATTAATTCAACCAACTATAAATATGTTCCTGCCATAGCTGATGCTGCTTTTAAAATGGGTCAAATACTACCAGAAGGAATGCCCGGATCTGTACGTCCTGCTGACTCTTATATTAAAAAGGTAAATAGCTACAGATCAGATTTATTTCCTGAATCATTTGCTGCTGTTGAAGAAAATACATCACCTTTTGAAATGTCATCCATGGCACAAGGAGGAGAGTATGGTGTATACAATAACTATATATATGGTAAATATGATGGTACATCTAGAGAAAAAAGTGCAGCAAAATTATATGACAAACTTAATGTAAAACATTATAAAGAAGCTAAACAAGAAGGAATGACAGTTCCAAATTATATAATAAGTAAAGTAATCAAACAAACTGATAATTAGGCATTCTCCTCAATTATTTGTATATTAATGTTATACTATATAGGCAATGGATTTAAACAATAAAAGTGTAGACAGCAGAGATCAGCAATCAATTAATGTTGCTATACAACCTATTTATGATGAATTTAAGATGATGGCTAATGATGGTCAGACTCCTGAAGAAATTATAATTAAGTTAATGGCTGAAGGTGTAGAGGCTTCTCAAATGAGTCAAGTACTTGAAGCAGTTGGTTATTCACCAAGTGCAGTTGTTGATTTATTTCAATCAGCAGAAATTTTAGAGAAACAAAATTTACAACAACAACAACAACAAGAACAGCAGCTTCAACAACCTCAGCAACAGCAAGATCCTAATGATCAAGCTCCAAGCCAAGAAAGTATTATTGAGATGGCTAAACAAGCTGCACAAAGCACAAGTCAACCTCAAATGCAATTTGGTGGTAGTGGTAATAGTGGAAGAGGTCCTCTCTTTGGTTCAGGTCAACCACGTAGACCATTATACTTACCACCTGTAGCAGCAACAGGTAATCTTATGGGAGCTGCTATGTTATTAGATGATGCAGCTGGTGATTTATTTGGAACAAAAGACTTAAACGGAGATGGTTTAAGAGATGGTGCTTTTAGTGATATGGGAGCTAAAAGAGCTAGGTTTAAAAGAAGCCAAGAAGCATTAAATGAATTTACTATAAATAGCAATGGTTCTAACATTGAAGATTATAATTTAAACTTTACAGATTTAACAAATAATACTTTAAGAACTAATGATCAGTTTAATAGTGATTTACAAAAATACAGCTTATTAGATTTTAATACGGACACTAAAAAATATGAATCAATAAATGCAAGCAGTGAAGAAGACTACAAGCTATTAGGTAAAGATCAAAAAAAGAAACTTAATTTTGACAATACATACAATAATGTAGTAGAAAATTTAAAAACCACGGATCTTACTGATTTAGAAATGATGCTAGCATCTAAAAAATATGATTCTGATCAAGGTCTTAATCTTAACAGATCAAGCTATGATGGTAGTACATTGTCTAAAGAACAATTAGAAAATAAGAAAGCAGACTACAAAGATTTAATGTTGGGTAATAAATCTATGAGTAATGATAATCCCTTTATTTATAGTGGTGTTACAGACGCAGTTCCAGTTGAGGATACCAATACTAGTATTCTAGAAAAGGACAAAAGCATTTTAAGTACTGATTCAAAACTAACGTTTAAGGAATGGGCTATGAAAGATCCAGTTACAAGAATGACTGGTACTGCAAAGCAAGACTATAACAATTATTTAAATGATACACCAAGTCAACCAGAAGCTCCATCAAAATCAGATCTTGAAGAAGCAATGTCTAAGTTAGGAGCCTTTTTTAATAATGGTGTTAATGGAGCTAAGTCTTTTATAAATGACAAAGCAGCACCTTTTATAGAAGATAAAGCTAAGTCTGTCATGGAAATGTTAGAAAACAAAAAATACGGTGGACTATTACCAAAAGCTCAATATAGTTTACCAGACATGAGCTTTTTAAATAATTTAAACATACCATCAGATTCTCCTATGGGGCCAACACCTTTTCAAGAACAACAAGGTCTTTTTGGAAAAAATATTTTAGAATCAGGGGATTTTAGTAATTACTTTAATCCCATGACTGATTATAAAAGAGATACTCAAATTGTTAAAGACGCTCAATTACAAGCAGGTAAAAAATCAAATACAGATCAAACAACAACACCCCCATATGTAGATGAAGCAACTGCTGAAGCAACTTTAGATCTACAAGCTACAACTCCAACTGTAGAAAGAAATAGAAGTATAGGGACAGGTATAAAAAAGGCTCAGAACTTTATAAAGAACGATCCTACAGTTCAAGCCGTTGGGGCAGGTGCTAATTTCCTTGTTAAGGCAAGTAACCTTGCAAATGAAATATATGCAGAAAACAAAGCAAAAAAACGGGATAAAGAGCTACGTGGCTTTGGTGCAGATGACATTTTTGCTACAGTTGAAAATCCACTAAATAAAAGAGGGACAACAGATCAATATGGTCTGAATGAAAATGATATGCTTGTAGATGCTTATGCTCAACAACTTACAAGATATGGTGCTGAACTAAAAAAAGGTGGTGAGTTTGAAGCACATATGATGTTTGATCCTAAAACAGGTAAAGGATATAAAGCCAATGAACCAGCTGATCATGAAAGAATGAAGAAACTAGGTTATCTTCATAAAGATGAAATGCAAGGTGGTGGAGAAATAGAAGTTGATAATGATACATTAGCTGCATTAATAGCAGCAGGTGCTGATATAGAAATATTATAATTATGGCAAAGATTAAAATAAATAGTTTACCCAAAGGTTTTGAACTTAAAGATGGTAAGGTTGTAAAAAAACTACAACGCGGTGGTTTAACTACTGGAGATCAGTTTGATTTTGGTTTAGTTACTTCTCAAGAAGGATATGGTATGAACTCTAATGGCACCAATAGTGATGGTGTAAGATATTCATTATCTTCTGTTCCTAGAGAAATGGCAAATCTTGAAGCTGAAGGTGGTGAAACAGTTCTTACAGATTTAAGTGATGATGGCAAATTTGGTCTTTATAATATAACTGGTCCAAGACATAGTAGTGGCGGTGTCCCTATGTACTTACCAGAACAGTCATTTATTTTTTCTGATACACAAAAGATGAAGTTCAACAGACAAGAGCTTGCAGAGTTTGGTGTAGAATCTAGAAAAAAAATGACTCCAGCAGATGTATCAAAAAAGTTTCAATTAAATGAATTCATTGGTGCAATGAGTGATCCTTTTATTGATGACATTAAATTAAAGAGTGCTGAACTTATGAGAGAAAAAAATCAAATGAGTTTATCTAAGCTAGCCTTTGGACAAGAGTCTAAGAAACAGTTTAGTGATGGTGTTCCTGTTACAGCTCATCCTTATCTTATGTCACAAGGAATAGATCCTATAGAATTTACACAAAAGGTAGAAAATATAACAAGAGAGCAAGCAGCACAAAGAATGTTTGATGGTATGAGCCCAGAACAACAAGCTCAAATGTTAGCTATGCAAGACTTAATCAGCAGAAGTGGTCAAGGGCCAACAGCTAAGTATGGTGCAGAAATGTTACCAAAAGCTCAAGATAGTCTACCTGATATTGCTGGAGATCCGGAGAGTGATGAGGACTTTGAAACTTTAATAACTTTAAATACACCCGCTGCATTAAATAACGAGACAATAGCCAAACTGGTACAGCAAGCAAAAGATGCATATCAAGCAAATGGAAAAACTGGTTTAGATCAAACATTGGCAGGTATAAAGAAACAATTTACTGGATCCGGTAGCTCACAAGAGGAAGAAAATCCACCTGCTGCACAGACAACCAAAAAGCCTACAAAATCAACACCTAAGTCTAAAAGAAAAAATACAATTGATCAAAGTTACTTTGAACTTTTAGATGGAAAAGGTATTCATGTAGATTTTGCAGGGCTTGGTACTACTAGTATGCCAGGTAGACAAAGATTAGATAAAGAGACGGGTCTTTATGATAAGGCTTCTGCTAATATGGAAACATGGCAAGCTAAGTGGGGACCTATTTACGGAGAAGATAAAATACAAGAAATAGTAGATTCATTAAAAGATTATCCTGCAGGTGCAAGAAATCCAAAAGTTGCAGCATTCCAACAGTATGTTAATGATACATATATACCGGAGTTTGTTTCAAGTATAGAGAAGGAAAGAATAGAAAAGGGTTATAAAGCCATGAGTGAAGATCAGCTTCTTGCAATGAGAACTGACATGACAAAAAACATGGGGTTCCCTGGAGGAGAAGGTTCAGCTAATGGAGTAGATGGTAAACTTGGAGATTGGACATCATCTAGATTACCAGGAACTTTTGAAATAGATCCTTACGAAAAGGAAGTGGAAGAGAAAAAGAAAGTAGAAGAGTTAGATGATCCAGAAGAAATACAAGACTTTAGAAAACCTGAAATGGATTTCTATACACAAGACCTTTATAAAGGAGCTGCTATTGGATTAAGAAAAAGAGATTACTTTGAACCATTCAGAAAAAAATTAGAAAGATCACGTGTTGATTATGTACTAAATGATCCAACAAGAGAAATAGCAGATGTTAATGAAAAGTATAATATAGCTGCTAATGTATTAGGTTCTTTTGGGGGACGTCAAGGGTTAGATGCTAGTTTAGCAAAGCAATCTGGTATGGGAATGAAGAATGCAGCAAATGTATTTGCTAGAAATAAAAAATTTAATATTGGTACAATTAATCAAGGTAAAGCAATGAATGCTCAATTAGATGCACGTTTTAATCTTGAGGATGCAAAGAGAACAGACTTTGAATATGATGGTACTGTTGTAGCACAACAACAAAGATTAAATGAAAAAAATAAAGACATGAATGACTTTATGAATTGGCAAGCCGATGCATTAACAAATGCAAACCGTGCTTACAATCTAAATAGTCTTTATGATCAGTTTAATATTGATCCAGTAGCAGGTGGAGCAATAGACTTTACAGATGGTAGAAAAATAAAAGGTTCTAAAACGCAAAATGCAGAAGCTTTAAGACAACAACGTTTATCAAACATACAAGATCTTTATAATCAGTTTGGTGAATCAGGTCTTAAGGGAGACTTATTAAAGTATATGGATAGTGGTGTTGCTACAGAAAGTACTGTTGTACCTGGTGGCAATAGAGCAAATCAAATGGGAATTACTCCAGAGATGATAGCTGCAATTAATGCAGCTAATGGTGCCACAGGGAAAAATGGTAAAGAAATAAAGCCTTATGCAACGCCATTTTATACAGGGACTACGTTAATGTAAACCCTAAAAGTGTAATGAAAAACCTTTTAAAACTTAAAAAATTTTAGTAATTTAGACCTATGGCAACTTATATACCAGGAATAGAATCATATACACCGGAGTACACAGCTTTTGAACCAGACTTTAAGTTTGCTCAAGCTGTTTTAAGTACAAGACAGGATAGATATGATACCAACTACAAGCAATTAAATGATTTATATGGCAGTGTGATTTATGCCGATATGAGTAGAGAAGACACTAAAGCACAGAGAGATCAATTTGCTGATAAGCTTGTGCCCTCTATTAATAAAATTGCAGATATGGATTTATCTATAGGTAAAAATGTAGATGCAGCAAAAGGTGTGTTTAATCCATTTATAGAAAACAAACTAATCCAACAAGACATATATAGAACTGCTAAGTATAAAGGAGAATTAGGCAGGGCTCAAAGTTTATTGGATGCTCCAAATTTAAAAGCTAGTCAACAATATTGGCAGACAGGTATTGATTATATGAATTATCAAATGGATGATTTTATTAATGCAAGCCCAGAGGAAGCTATGAATAAACCAATGCCTAAGTATGTAGCTAATGCCAACCTGTATGATATGGCATTAGATTATCTTAAGGAATCAGGTATTGAGGCAGAAGATTTTTATTTTACAAAAGACAAGAAGTTTATTATTAAACAAACAAATGGTAGTTTAATATATGATGCTTCATATGATAGAGTTAAAAGAGCTTTAGCAACAAATGGTAAAGTACAACAAGCATATGCTGCAGATAGTTACGTACAAGCAAGAAGACATGCAGAAAGAGGAGTTGAAGCTGGGCAATATTCTACAATCAATGAAGGTAGAGTTGCTTGGGCTGAGAACACAATTTCTGATATTACTTTTAAAGCTAACGAACTACAACTTCAGTTTGAAGGAAAGAGTAAAGAATTAGATGAGCTTAGACAAAAGCATGAAAATAGAATAAAAGAAGTAGGAGAAGAAAATCTAACACAAATAGAAAAGGACTCTTATTTAGATGTGATGACTGAGAGACAAGAAGTAGAAGAACAAGCTACTGCTAATTCTGAGTTGGTTGAAAAGATGGGACAACTTACTACGGATGAAGAAAGTCTTTTAAACAGAGCCTATGGTTCTTTAATGAATTGGAATATTAGTGATGATTTAAGAGCAGCTGCTAAATCTTACTCTATGCAAGGAGCCAAAAGAGTTCCTATGGTAAATGACTTTCAAAGAGATATAGAAAGACATAAACTTAATATGATTAGAGATGCTCAGAATAATGCGTTTAAAGCAGAGGAGAATAGATTAAATAGAATAAATGAATTAAAGGCAGCTGGTGCTTATATTGATCCAGCAATAAAAAAAGCATTAGATAATTTTAGTGGTGGCTTATCAGGTAATGTAGCATTTAATACAGATGCAGATGGTAATCCAAATGCAGATACTGATATTTACGCACAAAAAAATGCAGAGTTAGGAGATGCTCAAGATAAAGTAAGAAATGATCAAATAGAAACTTTATTATATTTTCATCAAAAAGATCAAGCATCTCTTGGTATGAATGGAAAACCTGAAACAATTAACATACCGGGTCCAAATGGTGACAAAGCTTATACTATTAATGAAGCAAGAGAAATATTAAGAAAGCCAGAGAATCAAGCTTTTTTAAATTCTAAGTATGAAACCATATCAAACAATTTTGCAACAGAAGAAGATAGAAAAAAATATGCACCTGGTATATCTACAAGAGATGCGTTAGTTATAAAAAATCAAATAAATACTACATCTGGTTTAGCAAGTAGAATAGTAAATGCAGAAAAGGAATTTAATAAAAGAGCTTCTGAGAATTATTCTAAGTTGTTAAATTTTAAAAATACAACAGGTGTACCAGAGATTATTGAAGACATTGAGGAGTATGGTGCTCCTAGTATAATAAAGGATAATAAAGTTCTTACTGAAGATGAATATGTAAAGATAGCAGTTGAAAAAGCACGTGAAAAGAAATTTACAGATAAAACACGTATAGATGAAACCTTTTATAGAATGGAGTATGCAAATTCTAATATCTATTATGGTCCAGGTATGGGAGGTGGTGCATATGCTACTGGTAAACAGTACTTTGATGAAAAGTGGGCTACAGAATCGGCTAAGGAAGCATACTCAAGACAATACAATGCAATGAATAGAACCTTAAATGGATTCTATAATTATGATCAATCAAGAGCAGGAGATAATCCTCAAGATGTAGAACCTGGTTATCAAGCATATGGTATTCATACTTTGATGAGAGGTGGTTCAGCTAATCTTATGACAGATGAAACTGCTTTTATGTCTAATACATATACTACAGGTTTAGTATCTCCTAAAACACTTGCTAATATGCCGGGAGAACAGAGAGTTGTTTTAAGTGATTTCATTAGTCAATTAAATGCTGGAGGAGTTCAGTTTTTAGCTGGTGATGTTAAGACTGTTGATCAAGATGATTTAAATGAAAGAATAGAAGCAACTGGTAGTAAAGCACAAAAAATGGTCAATCAAAGTATGATGGATTTAAGTGCAGGTATAGCGGCTGATGATAAGAAAGGTTTGTTTACTGTAACATATATTGATGCATATGGTGCTCAAGGTGGTGATCAAAGCCAAGGTGCTTATGTGATTAGATTTGATCAAACAGCCATGAATAAATCTGTAGGGTTAGTTGGAGATAATGCACCAGGTACAGGTATAATTGGAAAGCAAGAAAAAGAATTATATTCAACTGTAACAGTATTGGTCAACTCAGATCAAGATGTAAGTGGGTATGGACAAAGTCAATATACATATAATTCAGTTGATACAGATATAGACTTTACAGGTTCTTATTATAGAAACGTACCAGAAGCTGGTTCATTTAAGATTTGGAAAGACGGAGATAGTTATGTAACTTCAATAGAAGAACAGATATATGCTCCTGATGATCCTAAAGCTGTAAATGGTTTTGTAACAAATACTTTAGGAACAAGAAAAGTTGTTTATCCACAATCATATGGAGATAGATATGGTCAACCTGTTACAAGAGCTGACATACAGCAAGTTGCTGATTTCATGCAAAACGTTAGACTTATGGAAACATTTGAATCTAATCAAGCACTTATCAATAAGAGAAATAAAAAATAAACCAATTTTAAGAATATTTAGACATGGAGAACAACTTTGATAGCCCATTAAGTGAACCTACATCTAACAATATAGTAGACAACTCTGCCTCAATGGAGCCAGCAGATATATTAGAATTAGGTTATGATCCTGATTACTTGATGTCAGTTGATGATGAATATCTTGATATGGTAACAACGATTGCTCCTTATATGGGATCACCTGTTACTAATAAAGCTACATCACAAACACAAACAGCAATAGATCCTGATGATTGGTTTGCTGCTAACAAAGTTTTTGATAAACCAACACAAAGAGATGTAAAACCAAGAGAAGCATTTAGTATTAGAAATACAAACTTTGATCACTTTTATGCACATCCTCAATATCATAGATTAGGCTTTAGTCCTACAAGAAATAATGAAGAGTTTTATAATGAAAATTCTGATTGGGTAGATAACTTTTCAAGATCTATGGGTCAATTTGGAAAAAACTTTGCTCCAGGTTTTTCTTTCTTTGGTTTATCCGATGCCCTGTTTGACAATAACAACCAAGGTGTTTTTGATTTATTTGACAGTGATCCAGATACAGAAGCTGCAGTAGACATGGCTGAAGCTATGAGAATAGGTAATGATAGCTCTGAAGGTTTTGGTGGTGCATTTAATAGATTTGCTTTAAATAGTGCTTACAGTATAAGTATTATGAGTAGTATTGCAGCTGAAGAGCTAGCAATGTGGGGAGCAACAGCTGCTTTGACTGCAGCAACTCCAGCTACATTTGGTGTATCTGGTGCGGCAGCGGCTGCTACAGGTACTGCTGCTGCAGCAAGATCTGTTTATAATGCAGGAAGATTTGCAAAGATGCTTCGTACAATGAGGCAAATGGGTAATGCTACTTCTGTAGGTAGAATGTTTAATGGTGGTTACCAAATGGTAAAGACTTTAAAAAGTGCAGAAAAAGCAAGAGATTTTTGGACTGCTTTTGGAACTGGGAAAAATGTTGTTGGTAGAATCTTTCTACCTGAAACAATGCAAGCATTAAGATCTTTTGATAGAACAAAAGATGTAGCTAATGGCTTGGGTAAGTTTGGTAAAGCTGCTGCAGGTTTTGGTGGTTTTTATAGAGATATGAGAATGATTGATCTAGCATTAGATGAGTCTAGGTTAGAAGCTGGTTTTGTTTACAATGATTTAGTAAGCAATGGTATGGCTATAGAACAGTTTAAAAATGGTAATACTGATTTATCAGAAAAACAGTTAAAAGATATACAAGAACAAGCAGCCGCTGGTGCTTTTACAACGCTTAAAGGTAATGCAGGTCTAATCTATTTAACAAACAGAGTTACTTTTGGTGCAATGGTAACTCCATTTAGCCGTGGGCTTAGGAGAGTTTTAGATAATAATCTTGGTGCTGCTGGTAAAAAAATAATGCAAACTAAAAAGTTTGTAAAGAATGGTAAGATACAAGAGAATGTAGTAGGAAGAAAAAAATCACTTTGGACAAAAGAAGGTTGGAGACAGAGATCTGAGGTTTATAACTTTGGTGATTATGTAAGGTTTGGAGCACAGGGTGCATTAAGATTTTTTGCTGGTAACATATCAGAAGGTGTTCAGGAACTTTATCAAGAAGCAATGCAGGTTGGTGTTGTTGATTATTATTCTGGTTTGATAAAAGATCCAGCTGCTAATAAAAGATATTTATATAATGCTTCTTTAGATAGTGCAATACAGAGTCAAATGTCTGCACAAGGTTTTGAAGTATTTATGTCTGGTTTTGCAACAGGTGGTATATTAGGTGGTGGAAACAAACTTATATATAATGTTGCACCTGATACATTCAACCGTGTTTTTAATAAAGAAGAATTTGCAAAAAAGAGAGAAGAAAGAGAAAAGCAACTTGATGATCTTGTTAAAACAATTAATGAAGGATTAAATTTACAAGCTAAGAAAGGGCAATCAATTTTTGATGTAGAAAGCTTAAACTTTATTAAAGCTAAGCAAGGTGCAGAAGGAATGCAAACTGCTAATTATGAAGGTGATAGATTAGACTTTAAAGATAATCAAGATTTTCTTGAATTTAATACTTTAGTTCAAGCTATTAACAATGGCATGGTAGATACATTCCGTGATCAAATAAAAGCAATAGTTAATCTTGATGATAAAGCTTTAACAGAAGCATATCCACATCTAAAGAAAGAAATAAAGTCCGGTAAAACAAGGAAACAATTTAATGCTTTAGTTGAAAAGTCTTATGACTTAGAAAAAACATATAAGAAGGAAAGAGATGATAACCCTAATCCATACTCTGTAAATAAATACAAGTATGGAGAAAGAGAATATTTTATAGAGCTGTTCAAGCAGCAAGCTTGGGAACATGCAACATATTTAAAAATGTTTACTAAACAATCTTTTATGGATTCTCAAAAGAGAATGCAATCCATATTTGATGCATTAACAATAGAAGATATTATATATGCAGTTGGTAAAGATGGATCATCTAAAGTTTCTAAACTAGCAGCAAGTGATCTTACAGTATTATTAGACCCACAGAGTGTAAGAAGTGAAATAAAACTACTTGCTAATGAAATTGCAAATCTTGAACAAGGAGAAGATGTTGAGTTATTAAACAAGAAAAAGAAAAAGAAAGAGTTATTAGAAAACTACTTTCAAGTTTTTACAGATGCCAATAATCAAACTACTACAAAAGGTTCTGGATTAAAGTATCAAATGGGTACTCAGGTATCTAAAAAAGAAGGAATCCTAACACAGAAGTTTGATAAAAGAAAAACATCTAAGCTTACAAAATCCTTTACGGAATACATTGAATTTTTAGCAGAAGATAATAATATATTTGCTGATAAGTCTAAAATTAATGAAGTTGTAAAACAGATAGTAGACTATGGTGAATTACAATATAGAACTAAAATGTATGATAAAGCAGTTGAGGTTTTAAATAACCCAACTGTATTTGATGAGTTAACTGAAAGAACTTACAAGTTTATAAAAGATCAGTATCTTAAAGATAAGGATGTAAATACTCAAAGAATAAAGCTTAAAGATGCAATGAATCAAGATGATGTATCTCAAGTCATTAATGATTTACATGAATTAGGAATAACACCCGATCCATCAGAAGTTGAAGACTTTATTGCAACTGGTGATATAGAAAATTTACAAACCTTTAACACAGAGTATGGTCCGTTAGATCCTATGCAGGATCCAGCAAAATTTATAAATGTAGCAAGGATTAAAAATAATTATATTGAGCTTACTAATCCAACAGCTGAGGATGCTGAAACAGAAGAGATAAAAGATGCTGTAGAGGAAGATGCTGAGGTTAAAGAAAAAGCAGCTACTGTAATTAACAGTGATAACAAAGTAAACTCTTTTGCTAAAAATATTTTATTATCAAGATTGGCTGTGGTAAATGGTCAACTAGTAAAATCTGGTAAAAAAAGATTAACTCTAGAACAGTGGCAAAAAACTGAAGAGGCTCAAGAACTTGCAAGTATCCTACATGATCTTAAAGCATTATGGGTACAATCATTAGATCCAACTCAAGATAACTTAGGTGTTACTATAAAATCTGGAGAAGGTTTTAAAGAATGGATATTAGAAAATAAAGATGATCCTACAGTAAGAGAGCTTGTTGTTGGTATGGGAGAGCCGCTTGGTTTAACTTTTGAACTTATTGAAGGCAAAGCAGCTACAACAAAAAATAAGGAGCGTAAGGACATAGTTGATGCAAAAGGAGGTTTAAGAATTAGAAAAGTTGTTACGGATGTAAAAGGTCAAAAGACAACTGGTTATGTTGTTGAGCTTGCAGACGGTAGCCCTGTTCCAGAAAATTTTTATGAAGCTGCGGGAATAGATCCTAAAAATATAAGAAGCTCATACTCTACAATACAAGAAGCTAAAAATAAAATATTTAGAAAACTTTTAGATACAATACCAGATACAGATACTTTTACTTTTGGTATAGGTGAGAATGTAAAAACATTACGTTACGGAGATGTAGTTACAGATAAAGACGGTAGAAGATTTATTGTTTTAGGTACACCAGCTAAAGTTAAAGAAGATGGTACTTTATTTATTTTACCTGAAGATCAGATAGATAAATATAGAACAACTAAATCTAGAGAAAAAGCAGCTAAGAGAGTAAGTGCAGCAGATTTTGTTGAATATAATATTCTAGAAGAAACTTTTTCTGATACATTAGTAGCTAAAGATACTCCAAGGTTAACTATTAAAAACATACTTGGTATTTATGCATTAGGTATAACAGATAAGCTTTCAACAGAAGATGCAAAAAAAGCATTGAAGGTTATATTACAGCAATTAACTCCTGAAGAATTACAAGAGATACAATTAACTGTTACTAAAAATAATCCTGGTGATTTTAAAAAGGTATTTAAGGATGAGATAAGTAAAAAAGAAAATAAAAGAATAAGAATAGTAAAAGAAGACTACTCTTTTAATTTAAACTTTACTAATCCAGAGACACGTAATAAAATAAACAAAGCATTAGAAGAGACAGGTTTCCAAGATGTAACTTTAAATGATATGGCTATACAATTACCTTCTGGTAATTATAGATTTTTAGATGAGTCAGGAAATGTTATAGAAAACATATTTAGTAGATCTAATTCAGAACTTAAACAATTCTTTCACAATCCAAAGTCAGCATTATATTCTTTAGCTAAACAACAAGTATTAAGAAAACGCATACTTGATAAAGTTAAGCTTGGTGATTCGGTTCTTTTATCAGATGTTGTAGACGGTACAAAGTTCTTCATGAAGTATTTATATGATACAGAAAACTTTAACGTCAATGTATCTCAATTAACTAACTCTACATATGATGGAGAACAAGTTGTAATAGATTATACATATAGAAGAGACCCTCAAACTAAAAAAAGAAATAGAGTTGTAACAATTAGAACAAACTATCCTGTAGGTTCTGATGAACATAAAGCATTAAGAAATAAAGTACAGAAAGAGTTATCAGAAAAAACTCTTGCTAATGGTACTACCTTAATGGATTATCTAAAAAAGACTAGAAAAACTGATAGATATCACTCTGTAATAAAACTACCAAACGGTACAATAGCGTTTGCTCCATTAAAAGCAAGAGCATTAACCGAGGAATCTCAATCAGAAATTTTAGAAGAAATTGTCAAGCAAGTAGAAAAGACAAAAGAAGAAAATCTAGAAGATGTTGATGGCACCGTAAGAACAAAGTCTGTTTCTTTTAATGATACCTTTAATGAAGGTGAGACAATGAATTCATTTTATATTTATTTGAAGTCAGGCTACAATGCAGAATTAAAAGTAAATCAACGTGGTAATATAGAATTTAAAATAATAGATACTGTTGCAGATAAAACTATACATAATAGTTTTATTCAGCTAAAAGGAGATACTACGTTTGATGGTATTGTAAAACTATTACAAAAGGGAATTAAAAAAGATGGTAAAATTAGTAAGAAAGGGCTTTCAATATCCAAAGCATCCTTTAGACAAAACATACCTGATACAGTAACACCTCAAGCAATACTACTTCTTACTAATACTAATTTTCAAGAAGAATCTTTTAATACTTCATATGTAGAGTATGAAGTATCACATGAAGATATTGTTAATTATCAAGAAGGTCAAAGAGCTGCAGATACTATAAAAGCAGAAGAAGATGCACTTGAAGAAAGTAAAAAGAAAGATAGTAAATTAGATCAAGCAATAGATGAAGCAACACCTAATGCAGCTGGTGTTAATGCAATGTCTCAAGAAGAGTTTGATGAATTAGAAAACGATGATTTTGAAGAAATATCTTTAGATGATTTAAAACTAATTGCAATTAAAGTTGCAAAAGGAATTTCTCTTAGTAAAAGAGAAGCAGTTGTAAAGAAAGTAAAAGATACTACTATATCAACTTTAGTAGCAACATTAGAGAGAAGAACTAAATCATCAGATAATAATGAATATGAAAAAGCATTAGAAGCAAGAAACGCTGCCAAAGAAGCTTTAGATAATTATACTAATGAGCTACAAAGTAAAGTAGATTCTGGTGAGATTACTGGTGTTGAGTATATACAATTTACTGCAAATGGAAAGGATGCAGAGTTTAAGAAACTTAAAAAGGCTTTTACGAAGGCAGAAAGAATTGTAAATAGTTTTGCAGGTAAAATTATAACTGAAGGATTTACTAATAAAGAAACAGAGTCTATAGAGATGTTTATGGACTGGGCAAAAAATAATTTACCTGACTTTATTACTATAAAAGATATAAGTGAAATAGCTGATAGACTAAAAGTTAATGGAGTACCTGTTGGTCTGTTTGTAACCAACCTGACAAATTTAGCTGGTGGTGTTGCAACAGGAGGTACTATATACGTGGGAGAACAAGGGTTTAGATATCATGAAGCATTCCACTCTGTGTTTAGATTATTACTAACTACAGAAGAACAAAATAAATACTTAGCAATAGCTAAGAAAGAAGCACGTGCAAAGCTTAGATCAGAAGGTAAAGACTTTACTGTTGAGCTTAGCAAGTTTAGAAGCAAGGCTGCAAAGTATCAAAAAATGTCAGCTGCTGCTTTAGAAAGAGAATATTATGAAGAGTACATGGCTGATGAGTTTGAAAAGTTTAAGAAAAACCCAAGAAGCACTAAAACATCTTCAACAATAAAATCATTCTTTAACAGATTACTGGAGTGGATCAAAGGTGTAACGCGTAGGTTTACAAAAAATGAACTTAATGATTTATTTGAAAATATAGATGCTGGTAAATATAAAGGTGCTGGTATAATAAACAACAACTTTACTACAGGTTTAAGTTCGGGTGTTGCATTAGAAGCTTACAAAATGTTAGCTTATGAAAAAGTAGAACTAGAAAGAGGGTTTGCTGAAAAGTTTGTTGATCCTGATACTGCTACTAAAGTTATTAGAACTATGGGAGCTGCTTATTTAAATAAATTAGCAACTACAGATCCAAAAGTCTTAAAAGATATAAAAGGAAAATCAAGACAAGAAGTATTAATAGACACAATAAAAGACTTTAGAGATTTATATAATCCTGTTGGGGAACATAATGCTGATAAGTCAGGTGCTCAAATAGATAAGTTGTTTAAACTGTATACTGCATTAGGTGGTATAATAGGTGAATCAACAAAAGAAACATTGACTCAACAGATTGAGTATCAACAGAATGCAGTTGAAGCAACAATGCAATATATATCTGTATTTGATACACAAATTTTAAATGAGCAATATCAGAACGAAGAACTTGAGTATGAGGAAGGTTTAAGAAACACATCTCAATGGGATAAAGATCAATCTATGATTGGTGGATTTAATAGTCTACCTACTGCATTTAGATCTTTCTTGGGAACAACACAAATTATTGAAGCTGATGAGTTTGGTAATACTAAGTTATTAAATGGTCAACAGATATATACACCTGTTGATTATATAAGTGCATACAATGGCTTACTTAAGTCTGTAAAGAATACAACTGATGCTTCTAGTATTTTAAGAAACATGGTTGGTTTTTCAATAGGAAATGTACAAACAGCTGCTGTAGTTGATAAAATATTTAACAAGCTTGGAGGTGCTACCTTTACAAAAGAATTTGTAATGGAGTCAACCAATGAAGAGCTTATAGATGCGGTAACAAATAAAATTTTCTTTAATGAAATTAATGTTGCTTTAGAAAACTACAGAGTTGATTACTTATTTTACCACACAAACTTAGGAGCAAAAGGGAAAAAGATAGCAATATATAATGCTGCCAATAGAGATGATGCATCTAATCAAATAGATGTTTGGAAACAAGCACATAATGAGAAGTATAAAAAAATAAGAGATAATCAGTTTGCTTTAAATGAAGCAGTGGATGCATTGCAGGCACTTGGTTTTAATTTAGATACAGACAATATAACAAAAATAAAAGATGCTGTAACTTTAGCTAAGTTATCACAAAAACTTTCTAATGATATATATGATACAGTAGGTATTAAGTTTTCACCTGCATATATACAATTCTCTATTGCTAGTAATCTTGAAAACAGAGATTCACAATTAGAGGCTCTTATTCTTAATAACAAAAATGCTGAACCAATTGAAATTGCACAACTTGAAGAAATGGTTGTACAACTAAAATTAACTCAAGAAGCGCGTAGAACTTCAGCTTATTTATTTAATAGAAAAGGTGGTATAAAATCACGCTTACAAAAGCTAGCAAAAAACAATGCATTGTTTGATGAAACAATAGGTCAAAGTGTTTTCTTAAATCCTGAAGGTAACTTTGTTTATGCTCATCAAAAACAAACACTACACCTTAAGATGATCAGTAAGATGAATGATGATTCTTTCTTATCTGAGCTAGAAACAGCAAATGAAGGTTATAACTTAGAAAATATTTTATTAGAGAGTGAAGCATTTAGAGCTCTCTCAGAACAAGACAGATTACAAGTGTTAAGGGTAGCCGGTACAAAATCAAGTTTTATGTCGGGTTCTACAGAAAATGCTTTAAGTGATGAAGGAGGTCTTGGTGCTGATAAACTTAGTAAAACATATGGTGGATTAAAAGGACCTGAATTTGTAGCTACATTAATAAATACATATTTATCCCAATATCAAACATACAAGCAACAAAATAAAACAGTTGAGTTTGTAAACCAAGAAGGGGAGGTTGTAGAAACAGCTCTTGCTCCTGTATTAATTAGAGTTATAGAAGCTTCTAACACAGGTGACTTAGTTGCTTTACCAGTAATTAAAACAGTTGAAGTAAAAGAAGGAAAAGTAGAGTTAACATCTGTGACTACTTCTTTATTTTTAGGAGAAATTAGAAGAGAATTTAAAAGAATACAAAGAGAGGCTGCAAAAAAAGATGAAGACAAAGCCATACTAGAGGGATACAATTCTAAGAATGGTGCAGTTCAAGATGATTATAGTGGACGTGCATACAAGTTTAATGACACAGCAACTTTATTAGAAAGCCAACAAGATGCAGAAAATAGAGTTGAAGCTAATGATCCTAAATTCAGCGATGATGCGTCACAAAGAATAATTGATGGCAAGCAAGATCATGTATATGTTAGTCAAGCTCAAGCTCAAGCAATAGGTTTGACTGTTGAAAACTCTAATGCTAGAGTTACTGTAAAAAGTAAAAAGGGTGAAAGAGAATTTCAATTAATTTCTTTGGGTCAAATCAGTGAAGTTAATACTGGTAATATAGGATCAATTGTTGCTAGTCTTGGTTCAGCTGTTCTTAATCAACAAGAGTATGAGAGTTTAGATAAGAAAGAACAAGCAAAGTATTTAACAAAGAATAAAGTTAAAGTAGGTGACGTAAGCTTGTGGGTTGACACTGCAGTAATTGCTGAATTTTTAAGAGGTGGTCAAAAAACTAGTGGAAGAAATAAAAGCAAATATGGTTATAGACTAGTTCCTGTAGAAAACTTTACGGCAGAAGAATATAGTGGCTTAGAGTTTAACTATAAAGAAGCGTTAGAAACCTTTGCAATAGAAAATACAGATGCAACATTAGAAGAAGCAATTGAAAGTTTAAGTGAGAACATGTCATTAGATATGTTTAATAAAGTCTTGAATGAAAGACTTATGCAAGAGTTTGATAGGTTTGATCAAACTCTAGATAACTTTCTTGTGAGAAGTATGATAACTGATGATATAAAGAACGGTATTGAAAATGATGAAGGGAATCGTCAAGGAGATGCTGCTATGGAACAGTTAAATCTTATAAGAGACAATGAACGTCATAATTTAATGCAGATCTTTTTTAATGATTGGTTAAATACAAAAGCATTAAATCAATTAATACTAGGTGATCAAGCTATATCACTTAAGGATGCAGTTGATAAAGTTAAAAGAGCTAAGATGCAAAACGCATCTCACATAAGTGCAAGCTCTCCTGTATTTGATGAAAGGTTAGGTGTTAACCATACAAATGATAACATATCCCTTATATCATTTACTGATCCAGAGTTTGACCGTACATACGCCAAAGGTAAAGGAGAAAGAGCAGATGCTCAAATGTATATAACAACCAAAGCATTAAGACACATGTTATTTGGCTTTGCACAATTGGATGCAAGAAAAGCTGATTTAATTAATAGAATTGAAAAAGGTGAAAGAGTTAATGCAGAAGAACTGTTTGGTAAAGGAGGTTACATAAAAGAAGGTGCTGTATTTAATTCATTAAAATTAGTATATGGTGACGGTCAGACATTCTTAAAAATGTCAGCAGTAGTACTTACCCCTGAATTAACAACGAAGGTAGATGGTACACCTAAACCACAATATGAAAAACTACATAATCTTAGACTAAGATTAGAGAAAGTAGAAGAGCAAGGAAATAATACATTGGGTATTGCTGCACCTTTAAGTGCATCTAAAATGATGAAAAAGAATACTCTATCTTATGAAGAGGCTTTTTCTGAATTTAATCCTAATGATAATGCTGTTGTAACTACAGATCTTAAGGCTGAGTTTATGGGTCTACAATTAGTTAACCCATCAAACAAAGTTATAATTACAGATCCTACTCAGATGAAAAGTCTTATTTCATCAGAGCTTTTAGATTCTGAAGAAGTTTATGTAAAAGCATTTGGTGTAGAAACTAAAATACCTATTGGTAAATTAAGGGAACAATACCACAGAGCAACAACCAATAGACTTAATCTAAAATATTTTGGTAAAGTAAATCTTATTACAAACTTTACAGTTGAGGCTGGAATGAACGAGCTTAATCTAAGCAAACAACAAGGTAAACTTACGGTAGACTTAGAAAACTTTTTAAAGTTTGCATCAGAATCATTAAAAGCAAGTCAGGCATCAAGCAATGTTCTTGAATATTTTAATCCTGAAAACGGTTATGATTTAAATAACCCAATGGTTCAAAAAAGCTTTCAGCAATTATTCTTAAGTTATTTTGCTAAAGATACAATGTCTGAAAAATCTCCTGGTTTATCCTTAGCACTTGCATCAGACTTTGGCGTTAACGTTGTTAGAAGAGTATTTTCTGTTGATGAAAATGGTAATCCTGATAAGCATGAAATAATTAGAGAGAAGTATTATAACTTTTTAGATAACCCACCTGCTATACAAATAAGAGCAGATGAAGACGGTAAACTAATAGGTTTAGAAGCAGCATTAGAAAACTCTGGTGGTAAAGGCGTTGTTGTGTTAGATCAACTAAGACACAATTTAAAAGAGTATGACAACAAAGGTAACTTTACGGGTCAAAGATATTCAGAAGGTTTAGCACCTGCACACTTTGCAGAAATAGCAGAAGACTTTGATGGAACTAATATTAAAATGCCTGACGTTGTACAAAAAGCATTTGCTGTTCGTATTCCATCTCAAGATAAACATTCTGCTTATGCAACTAAATTTGTAGACTTTTTACCTGCATTTTATGGATCAACTGCAATATTCTCAAAAGAGTTAATTGAAATATCAGGAGCGGATTTTGATATTGATAAAGTATACACACATATAAAAGAATGGTATAAAGATGGAGACAATAATTATGTAGAGTATGGTGACCTATCAAGATCTAAAACAGATCAGTTTAGAGATTACATACATTACATAAAAGAAGCTGGCATAAAAGGTAAAAGTATTTATGCTGATGCTTTTGAAAAAGCTAAAATGAACTTCCAAGACTTTATGCTTTACAGTGAAGAAGAGCTAAATGAATTTAAAGAACTTACAGGTTTATCAGAAGATTATTTAAGAGCACTTAAAGTATTAAATCTTCCTACAACACAAAAGAAGTTTGATGCACATGTAAAGAAAAAAGGTATGCCTTATGAAGCTGCTTTAAATAATCAGATATTAGATTACAAGTTTGCTTTATGGTCTAATGAAGGTAATACCATTTCAACAAAAGATGGTGTTAACCCTATTGCATATGACCCTGCTGTTTTAGATCCTTTAATTGAGGTTAGAGATTATATACAAACAGAATTGCCTGAATTGGCTGAGCTTTTTAGAGAAGACGGTTTAGATGTAGATAACTTACTTGGTAAATTTAAAGCATTCTCAAACAATAAGGAGGGAGCAGCTTCTATTGGAGCAGCTGTATTACCTAACCTTTATTTAAATGTTTTAGGTGAAGCTAAAATTAAAATGAGAAAGGTTTCTGTAAAAGGACAGGTTATACGTCAAATATCTTTTAACGGTATTGACTATGATAATTTTGGAGAACAGTATGAAAGAAGAGTAATAAAGAAAAAAATAAAAGGTAAGGAAGTAGAAGTAGAAGTAAAGGGGGAAAGAACTCAATATATAATTTCTGCTTTAATTACGGCAATGACAGATAATGCTAAAGAACGTTTAGCAGCAAAGCTGGGTCTAAATAAAGATGCACTTAGTGTAGTAACTACTTTGACTAAACTAGGTGTACCAATTAAGACTTCAATTTTATTAGTAAATAATGCATACATAAGAGATGAATATTTTCAAACTACTATTGGTGCAGGAAGAGGTATAAGAAAAAGAATCACTGATATAATGGATTCTTTAGTAAAAACATTTGAAGGTATAGAATCTGATGTAACTAGAGTTACAGATCAAATACTATATGAACAAGCTGCTAATCCAAAATTATCAGACACACCTATTGCTGACTTAGAATATAATCAAGCAGTAGCTTTATATTCTATACTTAAGCAATTTATTACAGCTCATGACTTAAAAGGTTTTGTTGGTAATATGGCTGGTTTGATGAATTTTTCAAAAGGATTTGGGCGTAATTTTGTTGATTTTGATGATAGACTGAATGACCTAAGAGACATGGGTATTGATTTAAGTGATGCTGAATTTGATGCTGCTATTTACAAAGGTGCGCCATTACCAATTGATATTAGAGAAATAGTTAAGAACAAACCTTGGCAATTTAATTTATATAAGGTTGCATCTCACTTTGAAGGAAGAATACTACCTAATATATTTTTAAGTAGAACAAAAACATTTAATCAGATATTAAAAACGGTAGCTTTAAATTTATCTGCAAATCCTCAAATATTTGGAGGTGAAGATTATCAAAAAGTATCAGATGATTTATTGTCCTACTTAACAATTAAAGCTTACATGCATAAGCTTGAGAAAAGAGGACAGTCTGTAGCATTATCATCATTAAGTAATGCAATGTTATATCCACAAGCAGGTACATCATTAAACATACATACTTTGGTTGATGAGTTAAGACAAGAGTTTCCAAATAATGAATTTTTAAATGAATTCTCATTTAATGAAAATGCAAGAGAGTTAGATAATAAAAAAGGAATTCATTCTTTAGAGTCTAACACTTTTGGTAAGAGAAGTGATCTTGATAGACTTAGAGTGCAGACTGACTTTATGGAATTATTCTCAGAAAGAAGAACTGAAGCTACACATATAATTCATTATATGATGGTTAAAGACGGCTTACAATTTGGAGCAGGTACCTTATTGGATGCAATTACTCCACAAGTTTTAGATGGCTTTACACAGTCTACAGAAGAAGTCTTTAATATGATGAAAAATTCTAGAAAAGATTTATTTGAAAATTACTTTGGTGTAAACTTTGATCAATTAATAAATGAGTTTACAATAGGTTATTTACAGTCTTCTCCATCAGCACGTATTTTAGATGAAAAGAAAAATGTAAAACTTTATAGTCAGCTGTTTGAAGAAACAGAAGCACTTGCTACATCAGTAACTTCAAAAATTGCTGCAAACAATCCTGAAAAAATTTACATCTTTAGTGATAATCAACAAGAGATAGGTGCAAGCGGTTTAAGAGGAATGGATAATACAGTAGGTTTAACTTTAAAATATGATCTAACAACTTTTTATGACGCGGATGATTTAAATAACTTTGTAGAAAGGTTTGATGAGCAGATAGAAGAAATCAAAAATGCTAACAAAAAGGTTGTTTTTCCTAAAGTCCTATTAACAAAAGAAGAAGTTAAAAATCTAAAAAAATCTTCTAGAGAAATATATAACTATATAGACTCAACACTTAGACAAGAGTTTGGTTATAGTTTAGAGAATGGTATCATGAATGATAAGTCAGATCCAAACTCTGCAAGTAAAGCTGCAATTAGGACATTACCAGTTTCTATGGATTTTTCAGGTGGTTCAAAAAAATTAATTGTAGATATATATAAAGGCATAGTGCGTTTATCTCCATCTGATAAAGTACAGACTGTAAGAAAATTACCAGACTCTCTTTCAAAAAAGAATTTAAATTCTGGAAAGAAAGGTGCAAAGAAATTTACAAGCAGAGATAAATTAATGAGTAATGAAGGAGTTCTAAAGAAGGCAGGTTTTGTTGTAAAAACTATATCTGTTAAGTCAGGATCAAATACTAAGGTGGTAGAACTTCCGGTTATTTTAAGAGTTACAAATGGTGATACTAAAAGAGGAAGCAGAACAAAAAAAGTAACTAGATACTTTAAGCTTGTTCAAGCATATGGTCCTGTAAGACAAGATCAACAACTTGTAAATACTAGTACAGGTATTACAGAAGGTAATGCAGGTATATATGAAGAAATGGATATGCAAGGTTCAATCTACCAAAACGCAATAGGTTTTATGTTTGATAGTACATTCTTTACACGTCCTAGTTATAATACAGTTAAAGAGTTTGTTTCAAGTCTAGATGAAGAAGGTGGTTTTATAGATAATGATATGATAGGCTTCTCAGAAGAAGTACAAGATGTTCTAGCAGAAGCACGAGCTAAAGGCTTTGAAGTTATTTATAGAGGTAATCAATTGTTTATTGATTTAAATACATTCTCTGAAAGCAATTCAGAAGAGTTAGTTCCAATCAAAGAAGTAACAATGCAGCAACTAGAAGACCGTGATATAGATATATCTTTTACTGAATCTGTTGAAGAAACTGAAGAAGTTGAAGAAACTGAAGATGTTGATACGAGTAATGCCCCTGTTATAAGTATGGGTGCATTTGCTGATAGTTTGTTTGGAGCAGAAGAATCAGAAGAATCAGACGTAAGTGAAGAGTATAAAGAGATTACAGATTTTTGGAATCAAAACATAGACTTAAATGCAGAAGCATTGGCTAGGCTAAAAGAGCAAAAAATTGTAACTTTGGAAGACTTCATAGCAAAGAGAAATGATCCGGATATGAACTACAATAGTGACGAAGAGTTTTTAGATAATATTAAATCTTGTATAATATAAGTTATGGCAAAGTGTGCAAATAGAAATACAGCAGAGTATAAAGCTTTAAAGAAAAGGTTCAAGACTAATATAGATACAGATAATATTATTAATACTTTTCAGAGAATTAATAATACTGAAGATATACCAAGTGTAACAGACGCTTTAAAAACTAGAAGTGACAGAAGAGTAATGTTAGCTGCTAAGAAAAAAGATTTTATAAGTGCTCTGGAATCAAATATTACTGGTACTAGAAAAGCAAGTAAATTTAAAGGTGGTATATATGCTAACAACACTATTAAAGGAACAAGAACTTCTAATAAAGGTATAGCTAAAAGAAATGCAATAGCAATTATTACAATGTTGCAAAAAAATAATATACCTACTGGTGTTGGTCAACTTGTTGAAGTGCAAGAAACAGACAAGACCTTTAAGTTTGTTATTAATGATAATTTATTTAGACCCCAAGATGCTTTACCTGCAAGTATGGATAAAATGTCTGGTAATACTAAAGCTATATTAGCTCACCTAGACAGAATATTTCCTGACCTTACAATAAATAATGTTAGCAGAAAAGAAGCAAAAGAAATATATGATGGCATAGATGCTAAATACAAATCAAAAGCAAAATGGGAAGATGTCAAGTCTTTTTATTTTAAAGGACAAGCTTATGTAATTGGTAGTAGAATTACAGGAGATGTTGCAATAGAAGAAGTACTACACCCAGTAATTGATTCTATATATTTAGATAATCCTGCGTTGTTTAATGGTTTACTAAAAGAAGCTAAGTTAAATTTTGTTGAACTTAATCAACAAATACTTAATGCTTACACTAAAGAAAAAGGATTTACAGAAAGAGAAAGAAACCTTGAGCTTGTTACTCAGGCACTTGTCAGACACTTTAGACAAGAGTATGAAAACAAACCTACCAAGAGTTTCATGGATAAAATAAAAGAGTTGTTAGAATGGTTTAAGAATGTAATTAAAGATCTTAATCTATTTGTAACTAATAGAACTCTAAGAGCTGGTAATATTAAAGACACAGCAACTCTATCTGATATTGCAAAGTTACTTAACACAAGCGGCATGCAGTTTAAATTTGAGACACGCAGAACAGGTAAGATTAGATACTCTTTAAATGAAGATGCCGAGAAAGCATTTAAAAAAGCAATTGAAGAGGCTGTAGAAGGACCACAAAAAGAAGTTGCTAAACGCATGTTTAATGTTGCACGTTCATCTACAAAAACAGAAACTGATTTAAGTGTATCTAAAAACTCTGAGTTTTATGACTCATCAAACTTTGTTGTAAGAGATGATTCAGATCATACATATCATGACGTAGAGACTGGAGGTGAATATTTATCAGCTACAAAAGCAATGAAAGGTGCTTTGCTTAATGAAGAAGAAGTGGCTTTAAACTTAGCCATAGGTCAAGACTTTGATACAATACTTAATGGTATTGCAGCAGGTATTTCTATAGAAGAGCTTCAAGGAAAAATGGGTGAACTTTCATCAGAGTTGGTAGAAAAAGTATATGTAGATCTACAAACTCACTTAGAGAGTATAAAAGGTGATGGTGGTATTGTACTCCCTCAAGTTGTACTTTATGATGATCAGCAAATTACCGGAGAGGTATTAGATAAAGATGGAAAACTACAAAAGGTAACATATCAAGGTTTAGCAGGTACTGCAGATTTACTTGTAATAACACCAGCTGGAGAAATACAAATCATTGATTTAAAAACAAGCATGCATTATCTAAAGACTGATCCTGCATACTACGATAAACCATTTACATTAGCTTCTGACTCTTTATTAAAACAGAAAACAGATTCAACAAGTCTGAGTACAAGAGCACAACATAATTTACAAATTGCGTTGTATAGAAGAATGTTAGAGAACATGGGTTATACTATGTCTACTCGTGGGGCTTTATCTACTTTTCATGTTAAAGTTGGCATCAATAAAGATAAGCAAGGTAATAAAACTTTTGATGGCACATATGATATAGAAGGTATACAGTATCACAAAGATTCTGAAATGCAAGGTAAGGTGGATGCATTAATTCCTTCTAAAACTACCAATGAGCAGAAAGCTAGAATTAATGAAGAAAGAAAAAATTCCGGTGAGTACAACCCTGTTCAAGATGAAGACTTTTTAAGTGAAGAAGAAAAGCAATCTGAAAATAATAATTCTCAGACTGAGATAGATATATATTTACAAGCATTAGAAGATTTTCAATTAGATTTACTCAAAAGAAGAGAGGCTCTAGAAAAGATAAAAGGTGGTGTAAGCTTAGATAAAAGTAAGCAAGCCACAATAGAATCTATTAATGAAACAATTAGTAATATTGAAATAGCAGCTACCAATGGTCCAGATGCTATTAAGGCTGAGTATACTAGAGTTATACAACAAGCAATAAAAGATGTAAAAGAATATACTAATTACATACTAGATCCAAATAATGTTAAAGACCCAACCTATATAAATTACTTACTTAACTTTGACAGATACAGTCAAACGTTTAGATCATTAATTGAGTTAGGTACAATGGAGAATACTCCATTATCAAAAACACAGGCTAATTTAGTGTTGGCATTACAAGGCCGTTTGCGTAAACTTAAAGGTAATGATACTACCACTGGTTTAATAGATGCCTCTATTTTTAATTTTGTAAAAGAAACTGTTAGGGCTGTAAGTTCTGCTGAATTTAATGATGCTGATTTAGAACAAGTATTAACACAAGTTAGAGACATTGGTGTTATTGAATATCAAACTGGTGATCTAGCAACAAGTAGAGATACTTTATTAGCAACGTTAGATAAAATATATAAAGCTAAAGCTCAAGAGTATTTAGATAAAGCACAAGCAAAAGAATTAATAATTAGGAATTATGCTAATACACTTGCTAAGCTTGACCCTGGTACTAAACCTCAAGACCTATATAATTATATGGTTGAGTTTAATGAGAAAGGTTTACCTACTGGCTTTATAGTTCAACGTTTAGGTCAGCAATACTATGACATGATAAGTGAACTTAGAAAGAAAGCTTATGATGAAGATGGTAATAAAAAAGTTTATTTAGAAATAGATAATACAGAAGAAGGAACTGCCGCGCAACTAAAATATAATAAAGATCTTTGGTTGGCTAAGCAAGAAGCAGCAAGGTTTTGGACTGCAGAAAGAGCAGATGATCAAGATAATATCATAGATGGTAATTTTCATAGATACACTGAAGAGTATAAAAAGCTTAGAGCAAAATATGAAAGCCCAGTTGTAACTGAAAGTGGGGCTGTTATATGGAAAAAGAAAAGAACAGTTAATGAAAAAGCATGGAGAAACTTTAGAAATAATAACGGTAAATACATTGACACATACTTTGCACAGAAATTAGATGGTAGCCCAACTGGAGTTGTTACTCCTGGTCAAATGTGGATACCTAATAATAAATTTAAAGTAGCTAATGATAGTGCTATTATAAAAGGCAAAAAGGTAAGTATGCTAAACAGCAAGTATGATTCAATCATGAATCCTACACCTGGTGATGCATTGGGTAAAGCAAGAAAAGAATTTTATAGTTTCTATGTCTCTACCATGAAAGAGTTAGTTGAGAAACTGCCACCAAGTATGTCAGAACAAATGGTGGGTAGGATACCAACAATTAAATCTAATATATCTAATAGACTAAAAGAAGAAGGTAGCTTCTTTACTAAAGCATACGCTAAGTTAAAAAGAAAAGGCAGTGATATATTTAATGAAACAGGTACTTTTAGAACTGTTGTAACTAATGAAAAAGGTGATGTTGTTAATAGTCTTCCTATATACTTTACAGGAAGCTTAGGAAAACAAAGTGACTTAGATGCAATAAATAAAAAGATAGAAGATTTATCAGAATTAAGAAAGCAAGGAAAAGTATCTGCTAAATATTTTAATGAAGAACAAGGAAAGCTATTAGCACAATTAAATAGAATTGAGAATAAAGCAACTGCAGAAACTCTAAGTTTAGATTTAGGTTCAAGCCTTTTGAAATTTAATTCAATGGCAGAAAACTATGAAGTAATGTCAACTATAGATGATATAGTCAAAGCATTTATAAAAGTTTCTGAAAAGAGAGAGGTTTTAGCAGAGAAATCCAAAAATGATATGGTTGCTAAAATTGTGGGTAAGACTAAAGATTATTTTAAACCTGTAGGTAACAAAGAAGATCAGATAGAAAAGAACATTAAGAAGAGAATAAAGAAATGGGCTAGTATGGTCTACTATGATAACGAGAATGTCACGCAAAATGCATTAGAAAAAATGACTAATGGTTTAATGCAGTACTCTTCTTTTGCTTATGTTGCAACTAACCCGATGGGTAACATTAATAATTTAATTATTGGTAGATTAAATAATACTTTAGAACTTATTGGTGCAAAGTATTATAAAAGAAAAGCATATTTACAAATGACCGCTGCCTTTAATAAAGAGCAGGTTATACTAAAACAAATAAAAAGAACAGGTTATATTATTGATGGTAAAAAAGGTATCTATGATCCTAAGAAACCAATGACTAAATGGGAAGGTTGGGTTGATGCTTTAAGAATGATGGATTCTGATGTAGAGATAAGAGAGACAGGTGCTGTGGAAGAAGGTGAAAGCTATGTTCAAAAGGCAGCAAACTGGTTCTATTTATTAAATGATTCATTTGAATACAATGTTCAAACAAAGCAAGGTATGGCCATGGTTGCTTCTATGACTGCTGTTGATGAAGGTGGAAATGAAATGAATCTTTATGATGCTTCTACGTTTAATCATACCACACAGAAAATTGAGGTTGATACAAAGAAGTATAAGATCTTAGATAGAGACGGTAATGAAATAGAATGGAATACAGATTATAGAAGACAGTTTAGAAATAATATAAGAGAAGTAAATAAAAGAGTTCACGGTAGTTATGCAAGAGCAGATAGAATGGTTTTACAAGGCCACTTTTTAGGAAAGCTTGCAATACAATTTAAGAAGTGGGTTGCACCATTGCTTAAAAATAGAATGAGAAGTGAATATTATGATGAAAATCTAGGATGGACAGAAGGACGTTATAGATCTTTTGCTAAGTTTATGGCTTACTCTCTAAAGAATCTAAATCAAGTAGGTAACTTAGAAAAAAACTATAGAGAAGAATTATTAAAAGACTTTAAAAATCAAGCTGCTGAAAGCGTTGATTATGGTCATGTAGATAAAAGAGTAAATGAGAAAATACAAAATGCTTATCAAACTATTGGAGAGATAGGTGTTGTATTTTTAGTATTTGCTTTAAGTAGTTTATTAGATGATTTGCTACCAGATGAAGACGATGATGGTTACATTGAGAAAAGACTAAAAAACTTAGCTAAATATAATGTTGATAGAGCAGGAAAAGAACTTGTGGCATTCTGGCCTGGGTTTGGTACACCGCAAGCCTATCAGCTTATAAAGAATCCTATAGCTTCTGCTAGTGTTTTAGAAAATTTTGCACAAGCTTTATGGGTAACATTTACTTCAGGTATGGGTGCTATATACTATAGCGATGAAGAGTTTGCTAAAGATAAAGACTATGTTTATCAAAGAGGTAAAAATAAAGGTAAGCTTAAAGCTGGTAAAGAATGGGCTGATATACTACCATTCTTAAGTTCTATTAAAAGATTTGATAATCTAGATCAGAATAGAAAGTTCTACGTAGACTAAAAGAGATTAATAAAAACCCCCGGTGTAATTGCCGGGGGTTCTTTTTTATTCTGCCAGTAATAAAATACTAACCCTCACAACTAGAACATTCTAATATATTACGGGCAAAGTCTTGTGCACTGCTTTTACTAAATTGATAGTACAAGGTTTTTACACCTTCTTCCCAAGCATACATGTAAAGCTTATTAATATCTTTAGCTGATACTGACGGGTCAATCATTAAGTTTAATGACTGTGACTGATCAATGTACTTCTGCCTTTGCGCTGCTTGTAGTACAATCTCTTTTGGAGATATCTCAACAAATGATTTAAATACTTCTTTAGAAGGAAAATCTAAGTGTTGTACACTACCATCTTTCTTTAAGATAGATTTCCAAGTCTTGTCTGTATTTAGACCATGCTTCTCAAGCTCCTTTTCTAAGAAAGGGTTCTTATAAATAGTCTTAGACTTAGCAAGATCCTTAATAAAGTAGTTAGACTTGATAGGCTCTATACCCATAGACACAGCACCGTGTATAAATGAACTAGACTTAGTAGGAGCAATGGCCATAAGAGTAGTGTTAGCATAACCTTCTCTAAGAGATGTGTATCCATACTCATTATGTAACTCTCTAGAAGCAATCTCACTTCTGTCTTTAAGCGTTCTAAAGATCTCACTGTTTAATCCTTTAGCTTGCAATGAGTCAAACTCAAGAAGCTTAGACTGAAACAAAGAGTGGTATCCTAAAACACCAAGTCCAATTGCTCTATGCTTCTCAGCAAAGTTAAACGCTCTCTTCATACCCGGCATAGTCTCAGACTTAATAATGAATTCATCCATTACTGCGTTTAAGAAATATACATATGTTTCAATTGCATCTGTTTCTTTTATAAGGTCCCAGTGTAATAAGTTAATAGAACCAAGACAACATACAAAAGAGTTATAACTATCTGTAGGCAATTGAATCTCTGAACATAAGTTTGAAGCTGTGATCTCCATACCAAGTTCTTTGTAAGGAGAATTATTATTAGAGTTATCTTTAAACATAATATAAGGGAATCCAAACTCACTTCTGTTCTGAATGATCTTGGCCCATATCTTACGTTTGCTCTTATCTCCTTCCTTCATCTCACTCATCCACTGATCAGTAACCGTAACACCATACTGTAAATTTTGTATAGGGTTACCCTCTGTACCAATATCTAAGAACTCTAAGATATCAGCATGCTCAACAGGCAAGTATACTGCACAAGCACCACGTCTTGCTTCAGACTGTTTACATACATCTACTACAGTATCATAAATCTTAGCATAGTGCACTGGACCATCAGCAAAACCACCTGTAGATATTTCAGTTCCTCTTGCTCTAATGTTGCCAATAAAAGCACTTGTACCTCCCCCATATTTACTCATCATTCCAATTTCACGTCCTGCATTTAAAATACTATCTAAGTTATCATCAACGTTAGATCCGTAACAACTTATGGGTAAACCTTTTTGTTTACCAAAGTTTATCCATACGGGAGTAGACAAAGAATAAAATCCTTTTGCCATATAATCTTCAAACTTCTCAGCAAAGCCTTTTATGTTTAAGTACTTTTCAGCCTTAATTGCTATGTCTTTTATTCTTTGCTCAGGAGATTCTGATATATATCCCCTTGATAAAAATGTACGGCTATCTTCATTAAGCCAATAGTATTTATTGTATTCCATGTTGGTTTGTTTAAATTGTTCTGTTTCTTCTCTTGTTGTCCCACTGGACTTTTTTAGATTTACCCAACATCATAAATTTAGAAACTCTTTGATTAAAGTTTCCTCTTTCTGTATTTAGTTGGGTATTACCTGTTGTTTGTTCTGAATTCATTATGTAATTATTAAAATAGATCATCTTCTGTGATGCTCTTGCTTTTCTTATTATAGTCAACACTTTTCTTATAAAAGAAGTCTCCTTCTTTGGTACCTGTTATCTCTATGTCAAACCATTCTACTGATTTTAATAGTTCTTGATCTACCTCAAATATAGGCTTCATACCTATTTTATCTAAAGAGTTATTAAATCTGTTTTTAATAAAGTGTTGTATTGTATTCTGTGGTAAGAAGCTAAGTTCTCCTTTCTCAAAGATCCAATCAAGTATTCCACACTCTGCTCTATATGCTTTTCTACATGCTGAGTCAATCAGATCTTCAAACTCTTGATCAAACCATTCAGGATTTTCTTTCTTGATAATGTTAATTAACTCTGCTCCAAAGTTACCATGTATTTCCTCTTCTTTACTAGTAGCCTCAACAACATTAGATATACCTTTAAGTACATTCTTTTCTTTGTTAAAGCTCATCATAATTAAGAACTGACTAAACAAGCTTACATGCTCTATAAATAAAGAGAATAGCAATACAGATTTAGTATACATTTTATTGTCTCTAGAACGTGTACCATCTAGATACTTCTTTAAGTACTTAAGTCTACCTTCTATTGCAGGCACCTCAACTACTGATTGAAATTCTTTTTCTAATCCTAGTATTCTAAGCAGCCTGGCGTAGGCATCTTTATGTCTTACTTCTGACTCAGCAAAAGTAAAGCCTACATCACCTACTTCTGTGATAGGCATTCTCTTGTAAAGGTCTCCCCAAAAGGTTTTAACGTTAACTTCTATTTGTGCAATAGCAAGCATTGTCTTTTTGATTACATCTTTTTCTTCTTTAGATATAGTTACCTTAAAGTCTTGTATGTCTTCTGTAAAATTAAATTCTGTATCTATCCAGTAAGAATGTCTGATAGCGTCTTTGTAAGCTAATAGTTGTGGATACTCATAAGGTAGTATATTCACTCTTGGTTTGAAGATGTCTTTGTTCATATATTAATATTTAAATTTAGTTTGAGAAAAAAATAGCTATAATGTCAATTGAGTATTTGACACCATAGCTGTTTCATGTATATTCAATTTACAAAAAATTGAAGAATCTACCAAAGGGTAGTTTTATTTTATTTCCATGCTACGTTTTATGGCTAAAAGTTAAATTATTTGGTTTCATATTTAAAATTTAAAGATTAAAGATTTAAAGTTTCAAAATCTCACTTGGATTTTGTATATTATATATAGATAGTGTACAAAGATACATATTTTGTATCTGCTATCCTTTTTGTTTATAAAATATATTATACATGGAGCTAACAGAGATAATCATAACAATTATCACCGTTGCTGGATCTACCGGGATTTGGCAATTTATATCTCAAAGATATAAAGCCAAGATGGAAGAACAAAAGTTTGACAAGGTAAACAGTGATGGAATGCAATATAGAGATGATTTAAAAGCAAGAGTGCGGAACATGGAGTCCCTACTTGCAAAGAGTGCAAATGAGAAAGACGACATGAGACAACAGGTGCTTGCTTTAACAGCAGAGGTACATGCACTGAGAGTTAAGGTTGAATTTTTAGAAAAAGAAAACGAGAGGTTGAAAAACCTATAACTGTATGATTTTGAAAAGATTCAAACTTTTTGTATATTATACTATAAACTAATTAATAAAATTATGATCACAAAAATATTAAGTGCAATCTGGAATTTCTCATTAAAAAAAGGATGGGACTGGGTATGGTCTAAAACAACTGTAGATGAGAAGGCTATAGCTGTTGTTAAGGAAACTAAACGTAGAGCTAAAAGAGTATCAGAAGAAATTTCTGATGTAGGTCAAGAGCTTAAAGAAGCAGCAATACAATCAAAAGATATTGTAAGTGCAGCTGCAGGTAAAAAGCGTAAGGGTAGACCAGCCGGTAGCAAAAACAAAACAAAAAAATAATGAGTGATAAGCCTAAAAAGAAGTTCAAAGAAACTAAAGTAGGAAAGTTTTTAGCTAAAATTGCTCCTAGTATATTAGGTGTAGCAGGAGATTTACTTCCTGATGCAGGTGTTTTGGGTATTGTAAAGAATCTTATTGAAAAAGATGAGACAATTGCACCAGAAGACAAAGCAGCTGCTTTAGAACAAGTTAGGTCTATGTATGAACTAGAAGTTCAAGATAGAGACTCAGCAAGAAATAGAGAGATAGAAGTTAAAAAAACAGGTAGTAAAGACTTTATGATGCTTGCTACTGGTTTAGTTGGTCTATTCTCTTTTGTGTTTATTATATATGCAGTGGTGTATGAACCAACTGTATTAGAAAACGATTTATTTGTACATCTTATGGGGATGGTAGAAGGTGTTGTTATTAGTAACATCTTTGCTTATTACTATGGGACAAGTGCACAAGACAGAAAATAATGGGTGATTGGACATTAGAAATTGCATTTCATTGGCCACATGATAGACTAGCTTTAGGCTGGGAGATAATGAGACCCGATGACAAATATGATTACACTACTATAAAAGTGTTTTTATTAATAACAACATTAACATTAGACTATTAAAATGGGATACGGAAAAACAAAAAAATACAAAGCAGGTGCTGAGCTAAAAGCAATACCATTTGATAATAAAGGATTACCTAAATTATCAAAAGAAGTACGCAACAACATGGGATATATGAAAGCTGGTGGTGAAAAATTACTATCTAAAATGACTTATGGAGGTGGTATAGACATGTCTAATAAAGTAGTTAAAGCAATGCGATTGGGTAGTGAAGTATATAGTGGTCCAAAAAAAACTAAAAAATAAAAAATGAATATACTAACTGACATATTAAGTCTCTTTAAAAGAAAAAAAATAGTTAAGGCTGCTAAACCTGAAGACTTAATTGTTCTTGGAATACATGAGAAACCTGATATGTTAGGTGTAGCATCTCCAGTTCCCTATAAGTCTGTAAAGCTAATTAAAGTTAAAGATTTAATTACTGGTACTCCTGGTGGAGGGGAAGCATGTACTCATATAAATCTTACAAATAACGGAAATAAAAAACCACATTTTGTTTTTAAACAACAAACAAGCAATCCTTGTGAAGTTACTTATAGAGCATTAACTACTACAGGTAATAACATTAATATTGAGACTAATCTTAATGAATTGGTTTTTTCTACTGAAGGTGAACCTAATACAGCTGAAAATGTAGGAAGCGGAGTTGGTGTTTATAAAGATAAGGTTGGAGAATCATTAAGATTTAAATCATTAGTACCAGGTGATGGTATTATTATAGATGATGCAAATGAGGAAATAAAAATTACTTGTACTGGTGGTGGAAGTGAAGGCCCACAAGGACCTAAAGGTGATCCTGGTCAAGACGGTGCTGACGGTCAAGACGGTCAAGACGGTGCTAAAGGAGACCAAGGTATCCAAGGAGAACAAGGAGAACAAGGACCACAAGGAGATCAGGGTATTCAAGGTGAACAAGGTATACAAGGAGAACCTGGTCAAGATGGTACTGGTAGTAATACTACATATGACTTTGGATCTGCAGGTGTTGCAGGAAATATTAATTTTGCACTAACTGGTTCAGATGCAACTAATGACGTAGTGTCAATGCAAGCTGGTCCAAACATTACTTTAACAGATAACGGTAGTAATACATTTACTATTGAAGCTGCTGGTGGTGGTGGTAGTGGTCTATGGACTGCTATTGGAAATGACATTTACAATAACAATTCAAATACAGTAGTAATAGGTGAAACTAACGAAGCAACAGATACAACTGCGGCTTTAGAAGTGCACGGTAGAATATCAATAGTAGATCCAATAAATAGATTTAATACATTTATTGGATTTAACTCTGGTGCTAACCAAAACACCATTGAGCCCGGAGTAAATAATACTGCTGTGGGTCATGAGGCACAAAGAGAGCTTACAACTGGAAGTAATAATACAGCTTTAGGTCGTTATGCACACGCTCTAAATGAAACTGGTAGTGCAAATATAGCCATTGGTCCTAATGCTATGGCTAAAAGCATAAGCTCTAGTCAAAATGTAGCCATTGGTCTGAGTTCAATGACTAATAATTTAGTAGGTGACGAAAATGTAGCCGTTGGTAATGGAGTTATGCAATATCTAGTTGAATCTAGTTTCAATACAGCTGTAGGTACACAAGCATTACACCGTATATTAAGTGAACATAATACAGCTCTAGGTTATGAAGCAGGAGAATGGTTTACAACTGGTAAAAATAATACAATTATTGGTAGTAATGCAGGATCAAGACTTAATGGACAAAGCGGCTATAATGGTGACAGAAATATACTTATAGGGGAATTTGCTGGTACAGAAATCAATATTGGTCAGAGTTGTATTATGATAGGATCTTATACAACTTCAAGTAATAGCGTAGCCGTTGATTCAATTAATCAAATAGTTATAGGAAATGATGCAATCTCTAAAGGAGATAATACGGTTGTTTTAGGTAATACTTCTATTGAAGAAACACATCTAAGAGGAGTTGTAGTATTAGAAGGATATACATTTGCTAATTTACCTACAAGCCCTGTAGTAGGTATGAGAACTTATTTAACTAATTCTGTACCACCTACTTATTATCAGCCTGCTGTTGGTGGTGGAAATTTAAAGGTACCAGTATTTTATGATGGTAATCAGTGGCTGTGGGCATAAACAATAAAAAATAAAAAGATTAAGTGATGAATTTATTACAAGACATATTAGGATTAATATCAAGAAATAAAAAAGTAAAGCCTGTTGACACAGATGTACTACCTATTGGTAGATATAAGACTTCAAAAGAAATACTGAAGCCTAAACCTGAGATGAAAACAAATTTAGTTTCTTTAAAAGAATTAAAAGAATACATTAATTCTGAAGTAGAAACAAGAATAAAAGCTTTAGAAGATTTAAATCAAATGTAAGATATGGCACTTAAAAGAAAAAAAACAACAACTAAAAAGAAAAGTACAGTCAACTCATCTGGGAATTATACAAAGCCTGGAATGAGAAAAGCTTTGTTTAATAGAATTAAAGCAGGTAGTAAAGGTGGAGCACCAGGACAATGGTCCGCACGTAAAGCTCAAATGCTTGCTAAGCGTTACAAAGCTAACGGTGGAGGCTATAAGACTAAAAAATAATGAAAGATCTTACACTAAATATTGGTAATATAATTTGGATCATAGGTATAATATTTACTATGGGTATTGCATATAGTCAAATAGCACAATTATCTGATGATATTGTAGTTATAGAAGCTAGACTAGAAAAAAAGATAAAATTAATAAATGAGTGTGAAGATAAAATAGTTGCATTAGAAAAAGAATTAATAGCTATTAATGTAAAATTATGTGATGGCAAAAACTAAACAACAAAAAAGTCTGACTAGATGGACAAAGCAAAAGTGGACAACTGCTTCAGGTAAAAAGAGTTCTGAAACAGGAGAAGTTTATGCACCAAAAAAAACTATTGCTAAATTAAAAAGTACTAAAAAAGGTAAAGCTAAATTAGCAGCAGCAAATAAAAAGAAAAGAGCAGCTACCAAAAAAGGCAAACAGCATGCTAAGCATGGCCTTCACAAAGGTAAAAAAAGATAAAAATAAAAATAGATCATTATGAACTTTATACAAGAAGTCTTAAATCTTTTAGATAGAAAACAAGACAAAAAAGAACTCGAACTAAAAAGAGACTATTTTGAATTTGGTAGAACAAAACCAAGTAGTGTAGGTAATCCATTATATTCACCTAAAATGACTCCTCATGCCATTCGGTATGATGATTTAAAGTGTAATATTATATCAGGCTTGGTAAGTGGTACAGGTACAGAACATACTTTACCTGTATTTTCAACAACAGATCCTAATAATTGTGATGTACAAACTATTATAGATTCAGTGTTTAGTCAATCGGCTGATGCAGAATTAGGTATAGTAAATGCAAACTTGTTAGTAAGAGGTAATACTGAAATTGAAGGTGATCTATTAGTACGCGGTGTACAAACTATTATTGAATCTACTATAGTAGAAATAGCAGATAATATTATTGAACTTAATACTCAAGGAGCAGATGTTGATGCTGGCTTTTCAGTTGGAACAGTTAACGGTTTAAAAACATTTGGTTGGGATGCAACTAACCTTTTATGGAATACATTTAAGGAAAGTTTAATGACTAAAGACATTATTATCAATGCAAATTTAATAATGGATAATGAGGAAATTAGTCTTATCACTAACTCAGTAGAAGGATTGGCGTCAGAACCATTTGATTATGCCATTCCTACAACTTTAGCCGTAATTAAATATGTTGATGAAAATATTGGTGGCTCTGATTATCAGATTGTCCCATTTGATTCAGGAACAGATCCTTTTGGGCTTATTGGATTGACAAAAGATGGTGTTCAAGATAGTGTATTTAAAGTTGTAGGAGATGATTGGATTTTACCAAGCTCTAATAATACTGAATTAAATATAAAACATGCAGAACAAACAGTTCTTGGAACAAATAAAGAAATAGACTTAAACAATGGTGATTCGTTTAATGTCAGAGGTTATGCATTTGATGCAGCTGGACATATTATTCAAACTGATGATGTAACATATACATTAGATCTTACAGGATTAGGTTCTCCAGTAATGACATCTACTGTTACCGGAACGGGTAAACTTTGGGATGATACTGTTCAAGTAGAAGATGCTCTTCCAGTAAGTGCTGAACCTTTAAGAACATATGGTATACAATTTAATGAGGCATCACAATTAGTTGTTAATGTGCCATGGGTTGAAGGATCAGGTGGCTCTATTGTAATAGGTAACCCAGGTAACCCTACAGAAGATCTAACTTCTATAAGTATAGATGGTACTGTTTATGGTATTCCAGGTGTGCCAGCAAATATAGTTGAGACAGTAGACACACAAAATGGTACATACATTGATATGACACCAACAGGTGCTGTAGATGGAGATGTTGTTGTAACAGCAGAATTATCGGCTGTAGATGGTACAGATACTTCAGGTTTATTCTTAAGTAAAGATAATGTATGGTCAGCAATTCCAGGAGGAAACCCAGGAACTGTAACTAGTGTTGGTTTAAGTACAGATATTGCAGCTTTCCAAGTTGCAAACTCTCCTGTAACAGATAACGGAACAATAGAATTAAATCTAAACGGAGGAACTGAAGGACAATTTTTAAGACAAGACGGAAATTGGGCAACAATCCCAGGAGGTAATGCAGGAACAGTAACTTTAGTTGAAGCTTCAACTGCAGGTGATGCTTTAGATGTAGCAGTAGCAGATGCAACTACTACACCATCAATATCACTTACATGGGCAGGAAATGATACTGAATATATAGATGGTGCAGGTAATTTAAAAGACTTCCCTACTGTAGGTAGCATGTCTAGTTGGACAGTTAAAGATGGTACAGCATTAGGACCAGTATTAGATCAAGCAGAAGTTCAGTTTGTAGGTGATGATAAAATTACTACAAAATTAACAGATAATTCAGGTAA